TTTTAAATATCAAAGTTTTGAGCGTATCTATTAATAGTCATAGCTGTTTTTTCATAGAATAATTGACTATTTTCTAATGTTGCTGCATTAGTAGAATCTGAATTAATATAAACTCCTACTTGGTCGCCGTTTACTAGAGGTAAAACTTCCTCTAAATTAAATTGATTAGGTTGATTAGATACACCATAATTTTGACTAGCTGTTGTTAAATATGATTGATTAAACACTAACTCTTCTGCAATAGGTTGCCACGTTGGGCTAACATCTAAAGTATTTCTTTTATAAAAAGCTATTGTTAATGATTCATTTTTTCCACTTGCCATCAAACATTTAACAATAGCTTTTACTCTATAATTACCAGGTGGGGTTGCACTCTGAGCATTCCCAACTGAAAAAGTTAAATTGCTTATTTGTTGTGGAGTTGTTGTAATTGTTTCATTAATTGCATTTCTCCAACTAACTAAACCTTCAACTGCTGTACTACCACTACCAACTAAATTATCAAGTTGAGCAATAGCACTTTGTACATTAGTAGCCGTTACATTAGTCATTCCTGTTGGGTCTATTGATACATTATCTCCTGTAGTTGTTGGAGTAGTAGATATTTCTTGACCGTTTAAAGAGATACTTGTTTTTACTTCTACTTTGCTAAAGTAAGCTGTTCCATCTTCTCTTAACATTTATATTTTTCCTTTAATTAACATAATTATTTGATTTAATTTCTATAGTCATTTCAAGAACATAAGTCCATAAACCTTTTGCATTATCAAAACCAATAGGCTTAATACTTTTTACTAGATGACCACCGCAAGTCCTATTAAGATTAGGTTTTTGTCTTAAAGTAGCTCTAATACTTTTAGTTAACTCATAACAGTTATTTAGTGATACACTTGGGTCTTGATTTTGATAAGCTACATGAATATAAATTATATTTTTACTATTTACATAGCTTCCAACTTCTTTATATTCAATATCAGTAGGATTAAAAACTGCTATCTCAGGATTATTGTTAATAACTTTCCAAGGTATAGGTATAGTACTTATTTCTTGGTAAGTTGTTTTATCCATTTGATTAGTATAAGTACAAAAATCAGCTAAATAACTATCATTTTTAATAATAGAAATTATTGCATCTCTTTGTTCTTTTTCTACTAAGTCGCCATCTTCTAAGCTTGCTTGCATATTAAACCTTTATGTTTTGAATCCCTAAAGCTATGTTTCTAGCTATACCTTCTTGAGCTGGTTTACTCAACCAAGCAAATTCACGTTTATCTGAACCGCTTGGATAAATAGCTGTATATTTACCAAAAGCTTTTTTATTTTCCCCTCCAAAGTTATGTATAAAAGCATAGTCCTTTGTAGGAGTGTTTTCTCTTGAGTTTCTGCCAGTAGGTTTTAAATCAAGTCCTAATTTATCAGAAGTTACTAAAGCTTTTAAACCTAGTCTTAAACTAGCCGTATCTGTTAAAGTTTTAGTGCCAGTAGATAATGCTCTTTTACTAGGTTTCCATTTATTACCTAAAGAATTTTGTTCTTTATTAAAGTGATCCTCAGTATCAGCATTTATAATAGGAATACTATTATTTAATTCTTGACTTAAATCACTTAACTTATAGTCAATAGCTTTAAATAAACTATTAGATTTACTTAAATCAACTTCTATAAATAAATCAAAAAAACCCATTATTTATAAGCCTTAATCTTAGCTAAATAATCACTATCACCTAAGTTATTTTGAGTAATCCTAACAAACCTAGCTAAAGTTTTTCCCGCTACTTGTGGCTTAAGTTCTGTATTGTAAAATCTACCTTTTTTAAGCTCATCAATAATAGGTTGAATTACTTTTGAATGTTCATTAAATAAAGGCATTACATCTTGTTCATAACTAACATCTGATTTATAAGAAAGTAATACCATTTGAGCAGCATAATATTCCGAAACTGTTACTATACTTTCAGGTACAATAAAAGCTTTTGAATTGGTAGCTTGATAAATACTATTACTTTCAAATAATAAGCTAGTATCAGAAGTAACACTTTTTACTTTTAAAGCTTCCCTTGTACCCATGATATAAATCATGTCATTAGGGAATACTTGAGTTAAAAAGCTTGTTCCTGTACCTGTTAAAATATTATTTGTACCGTCTATAGGGTCATCATCTGTACTAGCTGGTGTAGTTGTTACCGTACCAGTTAATTTATACTCATCTACAACCTCAATAGGTACAATATACCTAGAGCTAATTTGACTATTAACTTTACTATCAGACTTTGCAATAAAAGCTCTTAATACTTCATCTGTGACGTTTCTTAAGCTATTTGTATTGCCAGTACTTTGAAATAAGCTAACAAGTTGTCTTACTGCTCTAGGATTAGTATACATTTTTAAACCTCAGTATCTTTTTTAGCTTTTGGAGCTTTTTTAGCTTCGGCTAGTTTAACTTCATCAGTTATATCTTTCCAAGCTCCTGTCTTTAGCATATCTAAAGCTTCATCATCAGATACTTCTAACTGTGCTTTTGTAACTGTTTCATTATTAACTATAGCCTTACCATGAACTAATAAAAGTGTTCTCATTATTCCTTACTTCCTTTTTATTTACTATTAATCTATTACAGTAGTTCCTAAGAAACCACATTCTTGTTGAATTACTAAGCTATAAGCAAATTCAACGTCAATAAAGTAACTTCTTTGGTCTAATGCAAAGTATTTTCTAATTGATAAACCTTGTTTTTGTTTAGGATAATATAAACTAGCAAAGTTTTGACCACCAATATAATTAGTAGATGGATTTTGATAATAAGCTAAGAAATTTTTTCCCCAAAATCTAGCTTTACTAGGAGTACCAGTTTCACTAGAATTATACCAATTATTAAGGATATGTACATTTTTAACATCTACGCCAACTTTTGAACTAAGTAACATTTTTAATACATCAGGTGTTAATACTTTATGTTCAATAGTTTTCATCTTAGCAATAGTATCTGGGTGATTAGCTAATTGGGTAAATACTATTTTAGGAATAGCAATACTGTTAACATCTTCTTCACAGTTTTGATTAACTATTTCTATCCAATCCTCAATAGTAATATAAGGGTGTGAAGTTGAGTAATCGCTTGAATCCCATCTTGAACCAGCAGTTAAAGCCGCTGTATTGCTTAAAGTATAGTTACCTGATGTAGTTAAAAGAGTTTCGGCATCTTTTTCTACTTTTTGATGGATTAATTTCATTAAACCTTCTGTAACCATTTTTTCGTGATTGTTTAAAATTGGCTCTAAAGTATTTCTACTTTCTTTGTTGGTTACTCTAGTTCTTACAGCGATAGTTTTTGCTCTTACTGTATCGGTAGAATATTGGAATTTAACAGTTACAGCATCGCTGTCATCATTTGATTCTAAGTTTTCAATTCTCCCTGCTGCCTGTTCACTATCAAATTTAGCAATCAAAACATCGTCTTGGTCTGTTGCTACTTTTGAAAATATTTTGTTAAACCCATATTTATCTTGATTAAAGCCTTTGCTAATCAAAAGATTTTTTACTAATGGGTCGGTAACGTGAGTTACTGAAGTTGTTGCCATTATCCTTTTCTCCTATTTATTTTTCTAAATTATTTTTTATTTAAAACTAAACGCCTATGTGTTGATTCATAGCTAATACTGGTAAAGTAGCATCACCTGAAGTATTAGCTTTTAAAGCTATACCATAACTGAATATGGTAGTTGATGGAGCTGAGGTATCTCTAGTAGCAGCTATTAATAAACCAGCACTATCAAGTTTTAAAAAATCACCAATAGCAACCGCACCAGTACAAGACATTAAGGTAATAGGTGCTGATAATGCAACGGTTACACTCCATGTACTACCATCTCCGCAAGCTTCAACATTAGTTATAGAACCTATGATAATATCAGTTGCAGCCGCTGACTCAGTTGAAAGCTTAACAAAACCTTCATTTGAAGTATCAAGCTTTACGTTTGTATATAAAGCTGGTTTAGTAGCTGATGAATACTTAAAAGTATGTTTTACAGCATTTGTAATATTTTGAGTAGCCATTATTTTTTTTCTCCTTTTAAATTAAATTTTGAATTAAGCTAAGTTTAAAGCTTCGGCAGCTTCAAAGTAAGATACTTGTTTATCTTCCATATATTTTCTTACTTTTTGGTCTTGTTCTATTTGCTCTTTAGTAACATCAGCATCATAACCAAACTTAGCCCTAAAAGCATCATTAACCTCTAAACCATCGTTAGTTTTAAATACTTCTTTAGTAGTTTTACTTTCAATAACTGGCAAACTAGAAATAAAGTTTTTAACTAAAGTTTCTAAACCAAGCTTATTATTATTTACTGAAAAATTAGTTTTAGTATCATCTGACGCAGCCATTAATAAATCAATAGCCATATCTTCACTAGCTACAGGTAAACTTGGGGTAGCTGATTTAGAAAACTTATGTACAAATGCTGTAACTTCATCTTTTTTCATTTTAGTTACTAAAGCTTCATAGTTTTTTTGTAAATCTTCATTAACTTTAATTTGTTTTGTTGCAATATCGCCTATTTTTTGTGAAAATTTACTAGTTTCTAGATTAGCATTAAGCATATTACTAACTACATTTTCAATATCTTTTAATGAAAAACTTGATTTTGACATCATTTCGCTGCCTTCTTCATTTTTCACAGCGTTTAATATTTCTTCTAATTTTGCCGCTATTTCAGCTACATAAGCAGCTTGTTGCTCTGGTGTCATAGCGATAAAATCTTCATAAGCCATACATTTAACACCTTTTGCAGCAAAAGGTTTTACCATGTTCTCATAAACTAATTTGTCCATTGTCCTTTTTTCTCCTATTTCATAAATATAAATTAATTTTTTTTCAAAACTAAAATCATTTATATTAAAATCTTTTAGTTGTACCGTAATTGGTTGCAATTCTTGATTATTTTCCATATCTGTATTGTTATTATCTAAGTTATACATATATGGTTTAAATACTTCTACTAAAGCTGGTATTTCTCCCACAGGAAGAAAACTAACCGCTGTAATCATCATTTTATAAGTTTTGTTAGATTCTTTAAACTTAATATTGTAATAAGCTTCTACTGAGTGAGTTTTTAATAATTTATCGTTTAAAGCTTGTTTTAAAGCTGGAAAAATTTCGATAAAATCACAAAATATAGAGTTATTTTCCAAAGCAAAATTATCAGCACTACCCAAAACAAAAGGTAAGTTAGATAAAGCTTTATATTTTTCATCTCTTAAAGCTTTTGTATCCTCATGAGTTATTTTTAAACCTGGTAAAAACCTATCTTTAAAATCTTGTTGAGCTTGAACTGCATCTTCTAAATGTTCTAAAGTATGATTAATTCCATTAAAATTACCAGTACTAAAAATCTTTATATGTTTAAAATCCATAATTATCTTTTACCTTTAGATGGTAACGCAGTCCATGACGGGTACATTTTAATAATATCCTTTACTTTATTAATACTTGTTATAGGCTCTTTTGTAGCTTCTAAAAATGTTCTGCAGTTTACGTGTAAAGCTGGTACTAATTCTTTTTTATTAAGCTTAATAAAATCTAAAGAAACTATAATCCTATCTCTAGGTTTACAGATATGCTCAGTTGTTCTATCATCAATAGTTACCACTAGTTTTAAATTAGTTTCCAGCTTTGATTTTTCAATAATATCTATTCTTGTTTCATTAGCTACTCTAATACTTTCAGTTGAGCTAATAGCATTTAATCTTATGTTCTTAAACTTACTGGTTTCTAGCTTAATAATCTCTTTAATCTCACTAGTATTTAAATCTTTTTGCTTAAGAGTATTATTTAACTTATCTTGGATTATTCTTTTATAATCCTCTATTTCTTTTTTAGCTAAGTACTGAGCATAAATAAGATTATTTTTATTAGTCTTACTTGGATAAAGTTTTTTAATGTTTTCTTTATCACTAGGATATAAATCAATTAGATTTTTTCTAGCATAACCCGAAGTAATATTTTCAACATTCTTAAAATGTGATTTAAGCAATTTTTCTAAACCTAAAGTTTTACTAGTAGGTATTAAAATCTGTTTATCTTTTTTATAGTTGCTAGCTTGTCTAGTAGTATTACTTTCTAATCTAAGTAAATACTGTTCTAATTCAATATAAAAGCCTTCTTCTATCTTTTTAAGCTTTTTATCTAGCTTATCAATATCATTGGAGTATTGAGGCATTTAAGCAGCTAAGTTATAGTCTATAATCTCAATGTTATTGTCTTTATAGAACTTACTTTTAATATCTTTAAGCTTTTCTATTGGTGTCTGTTCTAAAATACTAGTAGGTTTATAAAGCTCCTCTTGTTGTTGTCTAGCTTCTATATCTTCATCACTTAGCTTAGGAAATTTTAATTGTTCTCTAATAAATATTTCATCGCTTACCTTTTCTTCAAACTTAAGTAAACCTTTATCAATACCTAAAGCTATTATTTCAGCATTTTGTTTTATATTTTCTTGCTTAACTTCCATAAATTCACAAACAGGATAAATATCTTTAGGGTATCTAAACTTATCAAAGTTATAGCTTAATAAATCATTTATAATTTGTTCATTAAATAATTCTTGTAAGTACTTTTGTAAGAACTGACTGAAAATACTAGTTACCTCAAACTTAACTTGACTTTCGGCATGAGTTCCACCACCTTGAGATTGTGAAGTAGTTAAATCATTACCTAAAATAGCTAAACTAATTTGTGAATCTAAATATTTTAACCTTGGTAAAAATTTATCAGTAGTTTGTTTTGATTCTAATAATTCAATTTTTAAACCTTCTGGATAAGCTATGGAATTACCATAACCTATTGCGTCTGCTACGTCCTGAGCATAGCTAATAGAATTAGGGTCATCTTCTTTATCAGAAGGTATACCAACTAAAGCAGTTCCCATAGCTGTCTTTTTAGATTCAATAGCCATATCTTGCAACATTTGGTTTTTTATAGTAACAAATTTAGATAATCTACTGAAAACATCTTGACCATAATGATTATTAAATATTTTTAGAAAGCTAAATACTAAGAACTTTTCTTTTGCTAAAACTTCTATCTCGTCATCATTTAAATAGTTATACGCTGCTAGGTTTTCAATACCTAAAATATTATCAAACTCATCTAGTTTAAAAGAAAATAATCCCGGCTTTTTATTCTTTATCTCTTTTAAAACAAGCTTACCAATAAACTTACCATCTGGACAAAAATCGTATATTTTCTCACTTAAGCCATAACCAAAGTGTAAACCACTAAGAGCCAAACTATAAAAAATACTATCAAAATTATCTTTAATATTTTTAATCATGGTATCAATAAATTCTTTTAGCTCGTGAGATTCTTCACTATCACCATTAGCTTTAATACTTAATGGTTTACTTAATACTGAAAATATCAAAGTTGAGTAACAAGCTTGTACTTGTGGGTCTTTTAAAACCCTTTCAGCGTCTGCAAAACCTAACTCATTTAATAACTCACTTCTATCTGGATTTTGATAAATACCAAAGTCTAAACTAGCAGCTATACTAGTATAAGCTCCATTAGTGCCAATCTCAGAAATTAATCTAGCTTTTTTCTTTACTTCTTTTAGATTAATACTCTTATTTACTTCATTAGTATTATTAATAGGATTATTTGAAATATTACTTTGAGGTTTAAAAAGATAGCCGAAAGTAGCTTTATTAGCAGCTAGCTTTAAACTTTCAATTATTCCCATTTTATTTATTATTCCCTTATAATCACTATTTTAATATTAATCTCGGTCTAGTATTCAATATAACTGCTTTTGTTATATTAACAGTCTTTTTAATCTCTTTAATCATACGCATTTTTAGAGCGTCCATAAAGTCAGGTGAACGTCCTATAATCTTTTTAATCTCATCTTTGGATAGTAATTGTTTCTTACCAATACCATCAGAATTAATTCTTTTTATCTGTTCAAGTTCTTGGATAATCTTTTCTTTATAATCTGATTTATCACAGTTAATATATAATTTATTATCGTTAATATAGTCTGCTAGATAATAACCGCACTGAGTAGCTAAGTTTTGATAGTTCTCATCTAATAAAGCTTTTGAGTTATTAACAAACCTAGTACAACCTTTAAGATAGTCAGCTACACCACCGCCCACTCCGTCATCATCAATTATGATATTACTTCTAACAACTTTGTTATCTTTGGCAAGTTGTTCTATTATTTCAACTACTTCATTAATAGCACTAGTAGCACGAGTTATAATCTTTTCAACTCGTAAACCATGCCATAACAAAATAACTAATAAATCACTACCAAACCTAGCAATATCAGCCGTTATATACCTTTTACCATCATCAACTACAAAGTTATTGGTAAATAGGTTTATAATATTTTCGTATTGAGGTATTACATCTGGGTCGTCATCATATTCCCATTGGCCAAAAAGTAATCTTAGCTTTTCAGTAGGTGATAGTACTTTTTCTAAATTAGATAAGTATAAACTATCAAGTTTTTTATTATCAGTAGGTAAAGCTTGAATAAACTTTTTATGGCTTTCTAGCTTGCCATCTCTATTATCTTTGTAGTATTCGTATAAATAATTTTTAGCTGGGTTACAAGTTTGTAATACTTTTGGAGTTAGATTATAATAATCATTTTTCCAACGTCCTACAGTAGCACTTATCGCACCATAAGCAGCTTTGTCTATCTCACCAGCTTCCTCTATAGCACCTCTAGTCATTTGTAACGAACCAAATCTAGAGTAATTAGCATCAGAAGGTAAATAAGCAAGCTCTATAAAGAATATCTTGCTACCATTGTATAAAGTATAAAAGTTATCAGTAGCATTAAAAGTATAATAATCTTTAGTAATATTCCAAGCTTTGAAAACATCTCCTACGGTAATTGTAGTATGTTTTCTTAAATCATTTAACTTTTTTCTAGCTATAAAGTAATTTGTTTCAGGATAGATAAAAGCACTTGCAAAGATTAATGATACAAGAAGGTAACTTTTACCACTTCCTTTACTACCACCATACACTATATCGCTTATGGTATCATCTAACCAAGCGTTAACACATTCCCTTTGTTTTTCGTTGCCATGACAATTAAAAGTTAAGTCCATACTATTCAGGATTATTTGTAATAGCTTCTATAATCTCAGGTTCGTTAATTATTCTCATACCAGTAATAGGCTGCATCTCTATTCTAGCGTCAATCTTAGTAGGAGCATTTAAACCTAATAGTTTACATTGTTCTTTTATTATCTCTTTGGCAGTATTTAAAAAATTAACATCAGGTTTAGCAGTTTCTATACTTTCGCCCTCTTGACTGCCTTCAAACTTACCACCTACCGTGTTAGTAGTCCAAGTCTTTTTTATACCTTGGATTTTACTAAGCTCAAAAGCTTTCAAAGCTTCTTCCTTGATTAATTCTAGTTCTTGGAATTTATGAAACCTTACAGCGTCTAAATTAAAAACTGTAATCTCTTTTAGCTCTTGCTTTAAATCCTTAGCAATATTCTTGATAGTTTCTTTGCTGATATGACTTAATCTATCATCTCTTTGTACTTGGTATAAAGTCATACCTGAGATTAATAAACGTCCTACAAGCTCCTTATCATATTGTTTTATGTACTCACTTCTAAAGGGTTTATTCTTTATTTCTAAATGTTTTTGTAATTTAGTATCATCTATTAAATGCGACATTTCGTTAGTTTTTTCTAAAAAGATTTTATCATGTAATTGTTGAATAGACTCACTAATTGTTGAAGGCTCAGGAGTAGCAGCATTTAAGCTTATTTCTAAATTATCCATTGTAGTTATCTTTTCTCACTATGACTCAATTTATATATTACAATAAATTGCTTTTGATTTATTACAAATGTTTTCCATCAAAAGAACATCAAAAGAACATATATGGTATAATTAAGTAATTATTTTATATTTGGAGGTATCAAAAAAAAAATGAACATTATCGCAACATTAGAAGAGTTAAAAGACCTTAGAAATTTGTTTATACAAGGTTTTACTTTACTTGATGAAAAAGATAGGAATAAGTTAGAGAACAAAATAAAAGAACTAGAAACAACTAACAATAATTACAAAACTGAATATATGGCTTTAGCTATAGATGTTCAAAACTTGAAAGCTGAGAATACAGAATTAAAAGAATATAACCAAGACTTAAACAATAGAGTAGATTACTGGAAAAGTGAACACGGAGATAAAAACTTAGAAATTGAAAAGCTTGAAAGTAGAATTTCTAATTTAATAGATTGTAAGTATAAACTAGAAGAAAAAACAAAAGAATTAGAAAAAGGTATTACTTACTGGAAAACTCAATCAAAAGAAATAGCACTTGCTAAAAATCCTAATGAAGAGTTGCAAAAAGAAAACCAAGAACTAAAATCTAAATTAGAACAATCAGAAACTAAGTATAATCAATTAATAAACGATACAAGTTTTACTGAGAGAGATTTAAAACTAGAAATTAGAGATTTAAAAGAAAAGAATAAAGAACTAGTAGCTGAATATGAAAGTTTAGAACAAAAAAAGATTAACTTAGAGGTAGAAGTTGAAAGTCTTAACTCCGAACTTAACGATATTAATAAACTATCCAAAGAGATTGAAAACCTTAGTATTGAAAACTCAAAGGTTTATCATAGAAACAAAGAGCTTTTAGTTTTAAATACTGATTTACAAGATAAGAATAAAGAATTAGCTAATGAGATATTAAAAATCAATAAAGTACTTGATAACTACAAAATAGAGTTTAATAAGTTAACTTCGGAGTTAGATGAATACGAGCCATCATTTTAAAACATTGTTTCAATAACATTTATAAAACCCCGTCTTATTTTTAACTAAATAGGGTTTTATTACAATAATATTTCAATAAGGAGTAAATAGAATGAGTTATATAGAAAAGATAGAAAATACAAAGCTGAAAAGCATAAAAGATTATTGGGTAGATGATTCAATAGGAAGTAAAAAATATGAAACATATAAAGTAGAAATAAAAGATTTAAAACCAAGAATAAGCGATATTGATACTCCAATACTTGAAAATATTACTAATGAACTGCTATCTGATTTAATATGTGAGTATAGCTTAGTTTATTACTATAATTTATTTATTAGATTACTTTCTCATCAAAAAGCTACAATTATCCTACTAGGATTAAATGAAATCAAAAGAATTATAAAAAGATTCAGGATATTAAATGGAAAGTTCCTGAATCTTTATAGAAAAGTTTCCAACAACTTTCATAATTCATTACTCCGTGATAGATACTTTGAAAATAAGCAGCTTATCAATAAACTAATTAGATTAGTGAAAAGCAAAAAGTTTGTGATATAATAAAACTCATTACTGTTTTTTGTGTTTTTAAATCATGACAAGTAAAAAAGGCCTTTAATTGTGGAGGTCTTTTTTATTGCTTACTTTTTTCTATCTCTAATAATCTGATTAGCATTTTTAACCGTATCACTTGTTAATAGCTTTTTACTGCTTTAAATTATCATCAGATACATTTGTATCAAAATAAGATTCTATGCTATCAGATAAACCAATTATGATATTAAATACTAAATTACCTAGTATCATACCAGCTATAGCAAATAAAACTATCATAAATAATTCAAACATAATACAGCTCCTATCATTCTAATTAAATTAATTATACCAGTAGTTCATTTACGATAATGTTATTTAAATAGTATTAAATCATTAATTAAAATATGCTATAATATAGTTATAGCCAATGTTTGAAGGGAATTAATTATGATTAATAGTAATTATAAAAAATGTAAAAAATGTTTAAAAGAAAAAACTCAGTATAATTTTTTTAAAAGCACTCAAACAAAAGATAAAATTAATATTTACTGTAAGCTTTGTTCATATGAATTTAATAGAAATTCATATGCTAAAAAAACCGTTATGGAACGTAAAGCTCTTAATTTTAAACGAAACTATGGACTGTCTTTGAAAACTTTTGAGCTTATGCTAGAAGAACAAAATAATAGCAATAGTTTATAGTAATAAATGCTAGAATAAAATTAGGTCAATGACCTAAAATAATATATTACGGTAGTAATATTACTATAGTAATATGAAAGTAAATGAGCTGGTATAGATAGAATAAATAAAAATATCCTAGTAAATAGGTTTGTTTTGTTGTGGGAATATAAAGAGGGTTCAAAGGGTTATATAGTGTGGGTTATAGAGTGGTAGGGGTAAGTAAGCAGTGGAGTAATAACTCAATATAATCAAATAAATTCAAAGTAATTAATCAAATAATAAAATACCATCTAACCAAGTAATAACCATAATTTCAAACAATCCAAGTGATAACCAATAATAAAGATAATAGATAATAACAGTAATTGAAAGTAAATAATAGAATAACTTAGTTTGAATATAAATACAAAGTAAATATAAACTGATAAAGTATTAAATAGATATTGTAATAGTACATGTACTATGTCATAATAAATTCATAGACAAGATTAAAGTAAACCGAAAGGTTAAGGAGTTAAAAAGATGAAAGTATTATTTAAATCAGACTTTAGAGGTTGGGTAAACTTTGGAACAAATTACCAAAGATGGGAAAACCCTTTTACTGTTGAAATATCAGAAAAAACTGGAAAAGTTTATATTAGAAGTGAAGGTAAATTAACAAAAGCAAAGTCACCTACTGAATATAAATTAGGTGGTAAAAATGGTAATAAGTATATAGCTTTAGATATGACAGAAAAAGAAGCTAATAAAGTTTATTCTCACTTAGCTTAAACTATTTTTATCTTGGATAGACTATCTAGACTATCCAACAATGAGAATATATTAAGTAAGAGGTGACAAGATGACAAAAGAACAAAAAGCAATTCAACAAAGTAACCAGCTAGACATGTTCCAAACTGTGACAATAGACGTACAAGTCAAAACAGTTGAAAACAAGATAGTAACTCAGTTAGCATTATTTAGTTAGTCTATAAGACTGTTTAAAATTCACTCAGACAATAGGAAGTAAAAAAAATGAAAGCAATTATAACAAAACTTCAAGATATGCAACCTTTATATCTTGACGCAACAAAAGAATCTTACATCATGAAATTAGAAAAGGGTAAATATATCATAGAAAACAATTACTATGGTAATGAACCTAGAGTTATTGACTACCGTGAGTTGCAATGGTTTTTAAGAGTTAATAAAGACAATGATAGTTTAACAGACTTAGCAGCAAGCTTAAAAGGTACAAGACAACAAAACATTATAGTAGATACTTTAACCAAGTGGGAAAGCTATAATGATTACTTAGAATACAAAATTAGCTATGAAACTTTAGAAATTGAAACTAAAAAAGAAGTTCTTCAAGAAAAAATATCCATGAGTAAAAATGTTATGCAAGCTTTATTACTTGCAAAAAAAGAAGTTAACAATATTATGGGAACAATTAACCAGGCTATTAACTTTTCAATCCAAGCTTTAGATTATAGCTTTGTAGTTATTACAGCTCTTATACTTAGCTTATTTTTTAGCAGCAAAGTAAACTTAGAAACAAACAAGGATAACAAAACAAGGGTTTTAAGCTACTCTAAAAATATACCTAGTGTAAAAAGATTCTACTTTGTTTTAAAGCTAGTAAACATTAGTTTTATAACGTATCTAGTAACTATAAAAGGTATTGATAACTTGCTTATAGGATAAGTTTAAATTCACTCAGACAATTTGAACTTTATCTTAAGAGCTAAAATAAGTTTTTAAAATAGAGTTTAACTCTAAAAATTATAAGAAGTAAGGAGTAAAGAAATGATTAGCAAAAAGACTATTAGTTTTAATAACAAACTAGAAAACATTTTAATAAATGAAAACTTTGTTATTTTTCACGCTTCATCAGAAGTTTGGGAGGCTATAGATAAAGTTTGGAATTTTGAAAACAATGAACCAACTTTAAAATCAGATTATAGAATTTAAAAAGCTATTATAGGCAGTTAAAAAACTCGCTCAGGTGATTTATATTATTAGTTTTAGGAGTAAAAAAAGATGGTAGAAGTTAGATTAAAAAATAGAGAGTTATTTAATGCAAAAGCTACAAAAGAAAATTCTAAAATAGCTAAAGAATTAGTTAGCTCCGAATTATCTCTTGATGGTTACAGTGTTTATACTTTTGGTAGTGAGTTAGCTTGTTTAAGGTTATATGCTGCTTACCAAAAAAGTATTTCTAACAATTCAACTTATGAAAACTTAAACATAAGAGATAATATTGACTCTTGGGTTTTTAGATTAGATTATAAAAACTAACCAATTAACCTAAGCAAGTTATAAAACTGCTTATAGGGCTTATATTTTTTTGCTCAGGTGATTTGAAATTATGACAAAACAAGACAATAAAAAAGTTTTAAAGCAATACATATACTTTGCAATAAAACCCAGTGAAATAAACGAGTATAAACTTAAAGGCTGGATAGTTACCAGTCGTAAAAATGAATACGGATTAATAGTGGTTACAAAGGAGAAATAGAAATGAAAAAAGAAATACAAATGGAAGATGGTATTATGTTTATAAGAGAAAAAAAAGACTTAAGAAAAAAAGTTAAACCCAAAACAAAAAACCAGTTGCAAAACGAATGGAAAATAAAAACAGGTTATAGACTAGCTGATAACAAAAAGCAAATTATAATTGATGCCAAGGTAGCACAAAGCTTTAGAGATAAGGCAAAGGCTTTAAACTTAACTCAAAGTGAATATTTACAAAAGCTTTTGGAGTGGTCAAATGGATAGAACATTAGAAAATGATTTAAAAAAGTATGAAGAATATAAAAACAAATGTTATGCAGTTGATCAAAGCTTTATATCATTTAATGAGTTCCAAAATATTTTAAATAATTTTGGTGAAATAAAACAAAGTGAAGAAATAAAAAGCTTTAATAAAATAGTTTTAAACAAACCAGCTATAGAAGATAATTATAAACAATGGTTAATTGATAGCATCAAACCAGCTAACGACTCAAAAAAAGCCATAGTATTAAGCGACTTCCTAAAAAACTATATAAGAGAGTTAAAGCCCGAACCTTTAATGATGATGGTAAATCCTACCTTATACAATACAATTAGTAACTTAGTACTTTTGAATCGTAAAACTTCAATCTTTGACAAGTTTAGTTATGAAGAGTTAACTTGTGATATATGTGAAAATAAAAGAAAAGATGAGTTACAGGAATTGTTTAAAATGCTATTATAGGAAGTTAAAAAACTCACTCAGGTAATCTGAGTTTTTTTTGCTTTATAGGCAGCTTATTTTTTCGCTCAGGTGATTTGACTTTTAAAATAATCAACTAGAATCTTTTTATCTTTTGGCTTCAAATAATATTTACTATTAATTAAATCAATTATAGAATCATAAAACATTTTTAAAATATCATCAACAACACAAATTTTTAATTCATTATTTCTAATTAGCTTATTCATTTTATAACAAAAACTTTCTAAAATTTGTAAAGCTATTTTATTACTTTCTTCAACATTAATTAAATCATTAATAATTTTAGAAAAGTCTTTTATTTTGAGTAATGGTAAGTTTTCAGTATATCCTTCAAATATATCTTCAAACTTCATATTTAAAAAACCATTATAATCAAAATTAAATTCTAGTATCTCAAATGGATTAGGATAAAGTAATCTTATCAAAGCTTTTTTAGAATAATTTTTAATTTGGTTTTTATTCATTTTATTTATACCTATAATACTTAACCATACATTCCCTACACAAAAACCTCAAGCAGTAGCCTAAAAAATACGTTTCAACAACATGATAAACTTCACATAAATATTTAGACTCTGCTTGGTTGCAGTGTTCGCAGTTAGTCATATTTATCTGTCATATTCCAAACCTACATGCTTTATTTCTTTTACTGAATATCTAGTAATTTGAACTTTTAAGTTTTCACTAGTAATGAATTTAACAAAGCCATTATTTTTTTTCTCAATATTCCTAGCATGGTAAACTGTGCCATCGTTTAAGGTAATAATATCTGTATATCCATGATAATTATGTTGAAATACCTCAATAGTAATTATCAGAGAAAACATAATAATAAAAAGACAAAAAGCAATAATAGGCTTCCAATCTTCAAAGAATTTATATCCAGTTTCTAAATTATTTTCTAGATTTTTCCAGAAACTATTATCATTTTTATTTATCATTCCATACCTCATTATTTATATTTTTAAATTTTATAATATTATCTAATTCAAAATTTAAAAAATCATCTATAAAATAATCTATCTTCATTGAAGGAGACATAAATTCTTTTTTATAAAATGAATTTAAATTTTTTAATAACATTTCAATTACAAAAAAACATTCATAAAAACTTAATTTATTTTCAGCTAATTTATCATAAGCTAAAAAAATTCTATGATATTTAACTCTTGGAATTTCATAATCTGTATTTTCTTTTAAATAATCATTTATTTGTTTTTGAATTACATTATAATAATATATTCCAAATAAATCTTTTAAATCTTTATGTAATTTATGTTCTTTTGTGTCAGTTGATTTAAAACTTCTTAAAAAATCATCATAAATGTTATTTACAAACTCAAATTTTTTACTAAACATGTATAATCCCCTCTACTTCAAAGCTTTTTATAGCTCCAACACTTTTTAAATAATTTTCTTCAATTTTTTTAATTTCATTTAATCTATTTTCTGAAAAATCAATATTATTAAAATCATAAAAATAATATCTATTTTCTGGTAAAGGAATATTATTACTTAGCATTCTTGCAGTAATATTTCTATATATTTGAGAATTAAAAGAAATCTTTTTTATATTCCAAGTAAGCTCATTCATTCTATGAATAAGTAATAATTCTAAATAAGGTCTATTTTTTGTGGGCAAATGAGTATAAATATTTAATATTTTTAAATATTCACTATTACAAATCCAACTCCAATAATCAATTGTATCCTGACTAATTTTTTTATCCATTTTTCACCTCATTTTTCAACAAAGAATCAAAAATAATTCTGGCTTCAGTATCATTTTTAATAATGCCATGAAAAACTTTGGTAAATTTTGGAGTGTACATTTTTTCACATTGAAGGATTAAAAAAACTATCCAATTATCTTTTTTATCCTGTTGAAACAAGTAATTCCCACAAGAAGAAATATATTGTTCTTGATTGTTCAAATTTCTTTCAGTGCCAAAATTCTTTGGCTCAAAGCTAATTATTTTATAATCACACAAACACATATCAGCTTGACAAATACAGTAATCTAATTGTTTTTCACTCATTATTTACCTCTTTTCTTATTATTTCTTTTAAAATGAGCTTTCCTACTCTTTTTTTTAGGGTTGCTAGTCCTAAAATCTGGTCTACTAGGCGAATCATTTTTAAAATTTGGTAATGAACAATTAAACATCTCAGCACCTAAAACCAAAGCTGAAAGCATTATTATTTTATTAAATTTACTCATTATTTCTCACTTTCAAGACAACCATAAATAATTAACTCTTTTATAAACATCTTGCTTTTAGGTAAAATATCATGAATTGAAATATCTAAAGCATCAGAAATCCTATATAATCTTTCAATTGATACTCTTTGAGCTCCAGCTTCAATATGAGTTATAGATTTTCTATCTAAATCAACTTTTTTTGATAACTCTTCTTGAGTCATATTTATTTTTTTTCTAAAATATTTTATATTTATGCCTATTAAGTTATATAATTTAGAAATAGCTTTCATACTTTTAAGCCTCCAACATTCTAGCTTTTACCCCATGCGGTTTGCCTTTGGAGTCAATTGTTTTTAAATCCATCTTTAGTGACACAATCTCACAATCTTCACCAGATCTATCTTGGAAAGCTTGCAATTCTTTTATTAAATCTGATACTTTCTCTATTTTTAAACTCATTATTCTTTTTCCTTATTTAAATAATTGTAAATAACAACTATTAGAACAAATGTAATCAGAATAAATATTATTTGAACCTAATACTAAAGGAATATCACATACAGAACATCTTGCATTTTCATTATCAACATAAGTTGCTATGTTCTTATTATTTGGTTTTTGTAGTTCGTTATTTTCATCTAAAATACAATCTAATAAAAAAGAATAATCTGATAAATCAAGCAAACTATCTTTCATAGGTTCATTCTTTGGGGTTTTACCACTTAATAACTGTTTTAATCTTACAATTTTAACAGCCATTAGTACAAAACAAATCATTTCAGGAGTTAAGCCAGTAATATATGCAACATCTTTAAAATTACTTAATCTATCCTCGTCTGCATAATCATCACCTTTTGAAGCGATAGTTTCAATCATCTTTTTAGTAAAAGCTTGAATAGCTTCTCTTTGTTGTTCTAAATTCATTAGTCTACCTTTTCAATTAAACATAATAATTCTAAAGCTTTTTCTTTTATCTCAGTTTTTATTTTATTCTGAGCTTCAATTTTAACCTTTTGTTTATCTGATATTTCACCTAGTAACTGCTCAAAAGAACAGTTTAAAACCTCTCTAATTTTAAGAATAGTACCAATAGAAGGATTAATATTATTACCTTCATATTGAGCGATACTAGACCTATGTACTTGTACTTTATCAGCTAGTTGTTCTTGACTAAGATTATTTTTTAACCTTAGTCTTTTTAAATTATCTCCAAAATTCATTTTATTCTACCTTAAAATTTTCTAAATCTAATATAAATCCGTTAGTTAAATCTGAACAAGATAAAATACCATTTAAAGGGAAATTAGATTTTATTTTATAATTTTTATTTTTTGTAATGAACCATGATTTTTTATTAATATACCCAGCAAATCTATTTAATCTATTATCAGATTCAGAAAAAATTTTTATCTCTTTACTACTTGTATTTTTCGTAAAAATAAAATCTTTATCACCTAAATAAAACTCATTTTCTGATATATAAGTTATTTGATTACTAAACAATAAATATGCAAAAGAATAAGCGAATGCATTTTCAGAATTAGCTATAAAAATTAAATTATCATTTTTAGCATTAGATATTTTTTGTTGCCGTTGATTAAATAAATCAAATTTAATTATATCATGCCATTTTTGGTGTTCTTCTAAAGTCATATTTTTACTCATCTTATTTTATTCCCTCATGCCTATATACATTAATTTTAACATATTTTCTAGTAAATGTTAACAGTAGTAAGAATTTATTGCAGTTAAAACATTTTTAGCTATTGCTTGAATAACATTCACAGTAACACTATTACCAAACTGCTTGTAAGCTTGAGAATCACTGCAAACTATTTGATAAGATTCTGGAAAACCTTGAAGTCTAGCACATTCACGAGGTGTCAAACGTCTAATTCTATAGCCATCAAAAATCCCATGTTTATCTTGACTAGTAAGGGTAAACATAGGCTCATTATTATTTTCAAACCTTCTGCCGTTTTGCCTTTTTTCTTCTCTATCAGGAGTAAGAACAGGTATAGCATATAATCCAGTTTTAGCACCACAACCGCCACCTAAAGCTGATAATGTATCTGTTACATTATCAGCTTTATTTATTCTCAATCCTTGACTATTTTTAGCAGTTTCTTTTATTAAACAATCTTGACCGCTTTTATAATAATTAGCTTTAATAGTTGCTGAGATATTTTCTCGAGTAAAAAACTGAGCTTGAAATGTATTACCTTTTTCTTTTTGCTTTTCAGTATGATTTAATAGGCCCTTAATAGCTTTTTCAGATAAATAATATTTTTCATCAACTTCACATTCTAAAACATCTTTTAGTTTTACAGTTGAATTTATGGCACTAGGTAATCTAAAATTAATAGGTTCTCTAAAACCAACTATAAAAATTCTTTTTCTATTTTGTGCAACTCCAAAATCTTTGGAATTCAAATAGCCATAGTAAACGTGATAGCCTAAATTATCAGTTTCAATAAATGATTTTTGTCCATTAATTGTTGCGGCTAGAGTATCAATAATTGTTTGAAAAGTAGCTCCTTTTTCGTGAGAAACTAAACCAGGTACATTTTCCAAAATAAAAGCTTTTGGTTTTTTATCTCTAATAATTCTAGCAACCTCAAAAAACAATGTTCCCCTGGTATCATCAAAACCCATTCTTTTACCTGCTATTGAAAAAGCTTGACAATTATGAACAACTATATTATTAGCAATATAACTATTATCTGATTCAACTTCAAAATTATAAACAGTATCAGCAAAATTATTATCATATTCTTTATTTGATACCCTGGACCATATAAAACCATCTTTTTTAATAAAATATTCGTGTTGTAAATTTTTCCTATAGGAAATAGTCCAATAATCATTTTGATTAACTATTCTACCTTCTATAACTGTTGTTTCAGGTGTTTCTACTTTTAAAATAGAATAATGTTTTTGATATAATTTATTAATTATTTGTCCTAATTGATAAATTAATTTTTCAGATATTGACACAGCTTTTATAGTATTTTTATGAATACACCCATCACCTGACAAATACCCATCTAAAAACACTTCTAATAAATCTAAAGGTAATTCCATAATAAAACTAGGAATAATTTTATTTTTAGCACCTTTTCCACATTGTAAACATAAATTCATTAATTCTTTATTTATGATTTTACATTTTATAGAGGTTCTTTCTTCAACATACCCGACATAATAAGATTCTATTTGTTGTTTAAAGTATTCTAGTTTATGCTTACCTATACCAAAGATAACTTGATTATTATAAGAATTAATTCTATCTTGTCTTTTATTATTTCTAATAAATCCATCAGCAATATATCTACCAATTAGCCAACATTGTTCTTTAGTTAAATTTAAAGCATTATTTGTATTTTTATAAATACCCATAGCTACAAAATGGTTAGATGTTAAATCTTTTGTATCAATCCATTTAGGTTCAGATATTTTATACTCATATTTTTTTAAAATATTATTCCAAGTTCTAATTCTCTCTATAGCATAAAAAGGGTGTTCTTCAGTTACTTTAAAACTTGGCTGTCCTTTAATTTTTAAATTATAGATACCTTGTTTTTGTTTAGACATTACATTTAGAACAGGTTTATAAGTTTTAGTATGAGTTAAAACTTTATCAGAAATATTAATTTCTGATATATCTTTTAATCCTTTATCAGTTGTTATTAAAGTTCCTTTAGGAAAGCAAGGAAAACCTGCACATAAAATATCATGGTTTGGAATTTCATCACTAGAGATTTTTGTTATATCTCCGCTTGGCTCTACTCCAAAATTAGCTTTATAAGTTTGTCTAGCGAATTTATCTATCTCAGAAGAAAATACGCATTCTAAACCTAAACTTTCAAGAGCTAACCTAAAGCCGCCTATACCTGAAAATAAGTCAATAAATTTAAGCATACTAACACCCCTTTATAATCATTTTATCTAGTGCTATGCTGTAATTTTCAGCATAGATTAATCTTTGAATTAAATAATAATGAATAGCACATTTTAACAAGTAAATCTTTTCTCTAAGACTAAACATTTTTTGTTATCTCCTTTTTTAATTTAGCTAATAAATCTTTTTTTTCTTGGCTCATTACCGTAGTTATTTGCTTAGACTCAATAACTAATTCTTGGATAATTTCTCTAGGCTCTATAATTAAATCTTGAACAGGTTTATTTTTTTCTTGATTCTTTTGGAAAATTGCCATAAGCTCATTATCTCCAAGTACTTCACAATAAAAATATTGCCTATTGTAAAAAGCTAGTGTATTTAATTCAACTTCATCAAGCCATTTACCTAACCTGTCTAAGTATTCCAAAGTTACAGAATTATTTTTTATCATTTCAGCTTTTTTTATCATAAAGTTTTTATGAAGTTTCTCATGGTTTAAATTTACATATTCTTTATATTTTTGTATATTCTCTTGTTCTTTTTTATCAGCAGCTTTTAATTCTAGTAAAATTTCTTTATCTGTTTTTTGTTTTTGTTCAGGAGTAATTAATAATTTTTCTTGGTTATCAATTACTTTTTCAACAACTTCAATCATTTTATTAAAGACTTTGTTGTAATCTTGGTTACTCATTTTAGTTACTTCCTTTTTCTAAATTCTTAAATTGTGTTAATGTGCCATCGAAAAATAGCTTAACCGTTCCTATTGAACCGTTACGATGTTTAGCTACTATAACTTCACCTTGTCTTTTTTGTGTGCTATCTGGATTATAATACTCATCACGATATAAAAACATTACAATATCGCTATCTTGCTCTATTGATCCCGACTCTCTTAGGTCACTTAATTGAGGTCTTTTATTAGCTCTTTGCTCAACTGTTCGGCTAAGTTGACTTAAGGCTATAACTGGAACGTCAAGCTCTTTAGCAAGCTTTTTTAAACCTCTGGTAATTTTTGATATTTCATTATTTCTATTTTGTTGGTTACCTTCCAATTCAATATCCATTAATTGCAAATAATCTATTATCACAGCTCCTAGTTTTTGGCCAGTTTTTTTACAATCTGATTTTAGCTTCAAAGCTTTTGATTTAATTTCCTGAACTGTTGCTGAGCTTTTATCATCAAGATAGATAGGCAAAGATTTTATATTAGGTAATTTAGAGATATATAAACTTAAGTCTTTTTCCTCTAAGTATCTATTTTTAATCTTAGATAAAAACAAATTAGTTTCACTCGAAATAACTCTTTGTACTATTTGTTTATTTGCCATCTCTAGAGAAAAAATAGCAACGACTGAACTTTTAGTATTATTTTTATCACTAGCAATATTTACAGCTAGATTAACTACAAAGGCAGTTTTACCCATAGCTGGTCTAGCTGCTATAGTAATTAAATCAGAAGGATTTAAACCGCCGTTTAAAATATCATTGTCTAAATCAAAAAAACCTGTAGGAATAAGATTTTTATCTTTGATATTACCTTGTTCAATAGCTTCAACTGTTTCAGTAGCTTCTTGGTCTACTACTTCGCTAATATGTACCATAGTACTTTTGATTGTAGAGTTAGCAATATCAAAAATACCATCTTGAGCATCATTAATTAAACTTTCTAAAGTATTAGTAGGCTCAAAAGCTTTAGTAACTAAATCATTAGCAAGTTTGATAACTTCTCTTTTTAGGTAACATGATTTAATAATATTGCAGTACTCCTCTAAACTGTAAGCTCTTGGCACTAGTTCGGTATAGCTTAGTAAATCATTAAAAGGTATCTGTAGCTTATTATTTTCAATTTCTTCATTTATGGTTATAACGTCTATAGCTTTGTTATTGTTATGAACTATTTGAATAAGTCTAAATAAATCCTGATTAGTTGGGCTATAAAACATATCAGGTGTAACTATTGATAAAGCTTTTGTAACTGCTATATTCCCATCAAGCAGACACGCCCCAATAACTGCCCCTTCTGCTGTTATATTTTGTGGTGGTAATTTTACTAGGTTATCTATCATCTTTTTAACTCCTTTAGTTTAATAATTTTAATGTTCTGATAACTCAGAATAATTTTTAATCTGATTAACTGAGTTTAAATATTTTTTAACTTGGTCATCAGTAAAATATCTGAGCTTATAATGTAAAATCCTGTAATCTTTATTAGAGACATACTCTTTAAATATTTCTAATATCTCGTTGTAATCTAGCTTAGATAGAATATTTTTAAAGAACTTAATAGCTGAATTATATAAGCTTCCTTTTTGCTCTTTGGTATCAATTAAGCTTGATTTATAGTCTTGTATATCATCTATCTTATCAATGATTTTATAAGACATTTCTATAAGTGCATCGTCTAAGTGAGCTAATCCCGAAGCTGGTATTCTATACTCTCTTAAAACTGGTTGCCATCTATCAAATAATGGCTCTAACTTCTTTAATCTTTTTTGTCTTAAATATTCAGGTGGTGGAGCTAAATCATTTTTTATAGAGTTAAAAAGTATATATGGTTTTTGCTCTTCTGAATATTGAAAATAAGAAAGGTGTTTTCTAATATGTTGCAAGCTATAATTTTTGATTATAAGCTCGACTTGTGTTAAGCCTATATCTTTTAACCTTTTTATTATTTTCTCTTCTAATTCTTTGTCTGGTGTAGTTCTATTTTGATTTATAGAGTTTTGACTAGACTTAAATTGTTGAAAAGTTTTATTTTGATTAAACGTATTCTTGGAAACTTCTTTTTTTTCAACTTGTTTATTTTCTTGATTGTGAATAATTTCTTTTGTTGAATCGAGTATAAATTTTTCATCTAATTTATTTTCCTTTTCTAAACTAACATTTGAAATTTCAGCTTGAATTTTATCATCAGTTTTCGGGTTTATATTAGAGCTTACTATAGACTTATTTTCTGTATTAAGTTCTATATAAGATTCTGTATAAGATTCTGTAGAGGGTAAAGATTGGCTATTTTCAATACTTATAGACGCATTAGGTTGTAGCATTTTACTACATAGGGTTGTAGCATTTTGCTTCAATGGGTTGTAGTTATTTGCTACAATGGGTTGTAGTATTTTACTACATGGGGGGTTGTAGCTATTTGCTACAATTAAACTATTATTTCTACTAACATTTAAGTAAATAGTCTTACCATTTTTAGCATTATCTTTTACCAAAAAAAGCCCTTCTTTTTCTAATTCTTTTAAAGCATTAACTATACAATTTCTAGCAATTCCTAAAGTTTTATATAAAGAATTAACTGTAATATCTAAATAATCAGAAAAATTATTTTTAACCATTTCTAGTAAAAAATAATCTTGTAAATTAATTGCAGTTTTTGAAAGCTTCAATCTTATTTTAAAATGTTCCTCATTAATAAAATAAAAAGATTTACATTCTAGATATTCTTTAATTGTTGTTTTGTTCCCATACATTTGATATAATCCCTTTGTACCTTTCAGTAAATAATAGTAAAAAAGAGGGAGTTTCCAGCTCTCTCTTTTTTATTGCTTATTTAAATAATTATCAAGCTCAGATTTTTTATAGTTGAATTTTAAATCACCTACCTTTACTCTAGTAAGATTACCTTTTTCAACTATCTTTTTTAAAGTCTGAACATGTTTTATATTTAAATATTCTAAAGCTTCCTTTGTTGACAATAATTCTTTTTCCATTTCATAACGCCTCAAATAAAATAATATATATAAAGTATAACATACCTATTCATTTTATAACAATATGTGCTATACTATTTACATATTATTTTATTGAGGTTTTAAATTATGTTAGATGAATACCAAAAGTTTTTAGAAAGTAAAATGACAAAAGTCATAGATTCAGGGTTTAATGTTGAGTTAGAAAAATTGAATAGTAAGCTTTTTGATTTTCAAAAGTTCATTGTTAAAAAAGCTTTGTCTAAAGGTAAGTATGCAATATTTGCAGATTGTGGGCTTGGTAAAAGTTTCATGCAAATAGAATGGGCTTATCAAGTAAGTAAACAAACTGGTAAACCTGTATTAATTTTATGTCCTTTGGCAGTATCAGGTCAAACTATAGAAGAAGGTGTTAAGCTTGGTTATGAAATTTCCAAAGTTAGTAATAAATCAGTTATTAGAAACAATGGATTATTTATAACCAATTATGAACAACTTGAAGGTTTAGATATTAGTTATTTTTCAGGTGTTGTTTTAGATGAAAGTTCTATACTTAAAAATTATTCTGGAGCTTTAAAAGAATTAATTGTAGAAACTTTTGCAAAAACTGAATATAAATTATGTTGTACTGCGACACCTTCACCTAATGATGAGTTAGAAATTGGTAACCATGCAGAGTTTTTAAATATTTGTACTTCTAAAGATATGCGAAGTATATTTTTTACAACTGATAAAGATATTATTGAAGGTAATAAATATAGATTAAAAAAGCATAGTCAAAAAGCTTTTTATGCTTGGATAGGTTCATGGGCTACTATGATTTCTAATCCTAGTGATTTAGGTTTTGATGGCAGTAAATATATTTTACCTAACTTAAACTTTTTAAACCATGAAATATTAGCAGATAAAAAAGACAATGGAAAACTTTTCAATGATAGTAGCACCTCCGCCACTGAATTTAATAAAGAGCTAAAATCTACTATGATAAAAAGAATGGATAAAGTTATAGAGCTTGTTAATAACTCCAAAGAACAGTTTATCATCTGGATTAAACATAATGAAGAAGGTTCATATTTACAAAAACATATAGCTGATGCTATCGAGGTTACTGGGAGTGATAAAATAGAAGTTAAAGAAAAGAATTTACTAGACTTTGCTAAAAATAAATTTAGAGTTTTAATAACTAAAGCTAAAATAGCTCAGTTCGGATTAAACTTTCAAAATTGCCATAATCAAGTCTTTGCTAGTTTAGACTTTTCTTTTGAGGGAACATACCAAGCAATAAGAAGGTCTTACAGATTCGGACAAGAAAAAGAAGTAAATATTCACTTTATTACTACTGACACAATGAAAAATGTATTAACATCAATTAAAGAAAAAGAGGAAAAATTTAAAACAATGCAAGAACAAATGAAAAATTCTATAATCCAAGCTGAAAAAGAAAAAATTAAAATAGAATCAAGTACTAAAAAATTTGATACTGAAAAGTATAAATTAATACTTGGTGACTGTGTGGAAGAAGTAGCAAAGCTAAAATCTAATAGTATAGACTATTCTTTCTTTTCACCTCCTTTTGGAGCTTTATATGTTTTTTCTGATAATCCAAAAGATATGTCTAATGTACTTAATAATGATGAATTTCTCCAACACTTTAAATTTTTGGTAAAAGATTTATTTAGAGTAATTAAAGAAGGTCGCCTTGTTTCTATTCACATGATGCAATCAACTACTTTATTAGGTCGTGATGGTTTTTACTCCATAGTTGATTTTAGAGGTGATTTAATTAGATTATTTCAAGCTTGCGGTTTTTATTTCCATGCTGAAAATATGATAAGAAAAGATCCAAAGACAGCAGCTATAAGAACAAAAAACAGACAATTAATGTATGGTACAACTAAAAAAGATAGCTCCATAGTTCGTCCCGGATTAGCTGATTATATTTTGACTTTTAAAAAACCCGGTGAGAATAAAGAGCCTATAGTTAATAATATTGATTTTGATTTATGGTGTAAAATAGCTGAACCAGTATGGATTGATATTAATGAAGGTGATACTTTAGATTATAGAAATGCTAGAGAAAACAATGATGAAAGACATATAACAGCTACACAATTACAACCTATTGAATGGTGTTATTTAATGTGGTCAAATAAAAATGATACTGTTTTAAGCCCTTTTTCTGGTGTTGGTAGTGAAGGATACCAAGCTTTAAAAATGGATAGAAAATATATAGGTATAGAACTAAAAGAATCTTATTTTCTCCAAAGTCAAAAGAATTTAGAACTTGCTATTCAAGAAAAGAAACAACTAACTCTATTTTAAGTAATCGGTTAGGCTTCCGTAAAAAGCCAAAAGGTTAAAATGATATTTCCAAAATATACTTATAGTTTTGAACAAAAGAAAAGTTATCTACCAGTTGAGCTAGAACAAGCTTTTAAAACTTGGTTATTAGCTTCTAGCTTTGACTGGATTAAACTTGAATCTTTAGACTATGATTATACTTTGGAAGTAGCACAAGCTTATATTAATAGCTTAGATAAGATTTTTATTGAAAGTAATGAATTAGGTATAGAAAAAGCTTTTTGCTTAGTTAGTAACTATTTTTTAAAAGTAAAAACTTTGGTATAATGTAATTTAGATTGTGAAATCAATATTAACATTTTATGTTATGTAAAATAAAAAAGCCTAGATAATTTCTAGGCTTTTTTATTGGTTAGTTTTATTTAATACTCATGATTTAATTTCACCTTTTTAAATTTCACTTCAAAGGGTAAATTTAAACAATTAATAGGTGGTAAGTCTAAAACTAACTCTTCAAAATCATCTAAATCACTAGCTTCTTTTAAATGGTCATAATTTAAATCTTGTAAAACTGATAAGAATTTCATAAGGTTAAATAATGTATTAGTTCTTTTTTCTTGCCTCTTGTAATTGTTAATAAAATATTTTTGAGAAGTAAAGCTCCAACCGTCATATTTTAACCATGCTAACTCAGACTCTAATAACTTCACTTGATTTATGTTAAAAAAGGTTTTGATGTTTTGTTCAAAAATAGCAGTTCTTACAGGGTCTTTTTTTATTTCTTCTTGGAAGTCAACAGGCTTATTGAATAGACTAGAAAGCAAAGTATTAAGGTCAATAGGCAAACTATCCGAAGCATTATATAAGATACAAGCTAATTTTAAATTATCATTCTGTAATATCACTCTATAGAGGTTTAAGGTTAAGTTTGTAGTAGTCATTCTTTACCTCCTATAATCCAAAAGCTTTAATGCTATGTTTAAATGGATTACCATTAATATTTTTTACTTGGTTAAGCATTTCTTTTGCTAGTTCCATTACTTCTTTTTGTGCGTGTTCAGAGTTTCTTAACCTTTGAAAGTTAACAAAGCTCCTAAAGTTAATCTGAAAATCTAAAGTTATCATGCAGTTTTGAGTTTTAAAATATCTTGAAACTTCCTTTGCTCGCTTTCTTGAAAATCCAAAGTCATCAACTAATGATTTTAAACATTCATGATATAAAGTATTGCCAAAATTTGAATGAGTTATTAAAGCTTCTTGCCATTTTAAAGGTAAATCTTGAGGTATTAAAAAATTGTCATGTTTAATTTCTTTATATCTCGCAGATTCTCCATTAGCTGAACTAATACGATGTTTAAGTAAGTGAATATGTGTTTTATCATCAACATCAAGTAAAAAATGGAGTATACCTCTTTCAAAAGGTGTATGATGACCTTCCGAAGCTAACATGTTTATAAGTTTTGGCATACGTTCTCTTTTATCATCGGTTAATTCTCTTGATGTACTTGTCCAAGCTGCTAAAGCTATAAGTTCATCACTTCCATAACTACCAATTAATTCAACTTTGTTATCTTTTATCATCTTTTAACTCCTTTTTTAGCTTGTTAATTTCATCATTTACAGCCTTAATGCTATGCTTGATATGTATTTCAGCATTAGTTAATTGTCCAAGCTCTAAAAACAATTCTATTAATTTTTTGTCTTTACTCATCTTTTTAACTCCTTAATCTTTTCATATTTTTAATTAGTTCTGTTAGCTCTTCAATCTCACTAACAAGGATTCTAGCTAACCTGTCTTTTTTGTTAAACTGTTCTCCGAAATTTGATAAGCCCGTATTCTTATAATGCCTTAATTCCTTTAATCTTTTTAATATTGGTTTAAGTTCTGTTTGTTTCTTTTCTAGCTCTATTTCTAAAGCTGATATGTTAGACATCTGAATATTCTTTTAGCTCCTTTTCTTTTTCAGTAATTAATAATTGTAATCCTTCAATACCTTCTTTAATTTTGTTCTCTTGGTCTTTTAGGTATTTTTTAACCTCGTGGTTACGTTCACCTTTTAATAATAGCTGAGTACCTTTTAAATTTTCCTCAGCTTTAGTTAGTGACTCTTTAAAGAAGTTTATCATTCCTTCTTTTTCTACTTTGCTTAATATTTTCATTTTACCCTTCCGTATTTTTCATTAATAATTTTTAGAATAGCTCTATATCTAGTTTTATCTAAAGGAATTAAAGCAGTTGATTTTTTATTAATCTTAAAAAAGATATAAGTTCTTATACCTTTGCTAGTTTTTAAATCAAAGCTAGTTAAATGAGTTCTATGGATTTCTAAACCATTTTCTTTAAATCTACTAAGAACTAGGTTTTTAGCCTGATAAAACATATAGCCTTTTGTTATCTTAATTTGCTCAGTAATAAGACTATCAAGGTCTTTAGATTCAAAATATTCTAACTCTTTATTATAATGTTTAGAAATTAAAGTATCATAGATTTTATTGATTAATTGTTCGGTTATTGCCATGCTAGCCAGCTCCTAACATAGTTTCATTTTCACTAATTCTATTAACATAAGCTTCTAAGTCCTCTATTTTGTAGTAGTACATTACACCATCAAAGCACTTTTTTATTAGTTTCTTTTCAGTAAGCTTTTTTAGCTTATCAATAGAGATACCTAAATAATAAGCCGCTTCAATAGGTTTATAAAGCCTTTTAATCTGTTTGTTTTCTAACATCTTATTTCACTCCTATAAAAATATAACAGTTTTAATTATATCATAAAACCATGTAAAACAATCAAAAACCTTTTAAAACTATTTGACAATGTTATATAAAAGATGTAAAATTTAAGTATAGACATTTAAAACAGGAGTTAAAAAGATGAACAGTTTTTACTTAAAAGTTTTCAGTAAGCTTTCAAAAACTGAACAACAAGAAACTTTAAATAGTTTTCTTGAAAGTGATAATATAATTCTCAGTTCTACCAAAGAACAAGTTAAAGTTTTAGAGTTACTAGTTAACTCATAGCTCCGCTTTTTATGTCGTCAGGTAGGCTTCGGCTTACCTTTTATTTTTATTTTATAAGGAGTATTAAAATGTTAAAAGAATTGGTTAAAGAGTTTAAAAATTTAGATGACGGTACAAAAGATTTTTTCTTTGCTGCTGTTTTCTTTTTTAGTTTTGGGTTTGGTTTTTATATTTGGTGTTATGCAATTGTAATGTTTGGGGGTAAATAAGATGACAAAAAAAATTATGAACAGAAAATTACATATAAAAAATAGAAGAAGTAATTTATCAAATTACTATCTCTGGGGAACAAAAAAGTTAAGTGATGGTTTACCATGCACAAAAATCGATTTTGCTAAAGGCATGGTTTGTTCACCTACATTTTACTATGGTTATTCTAATTGGAGATGCGTTGGAACTCCTACTTTGAAATTTAATCAAGATAGAAATTTCAAAGAACCTATAAAAAATTACAGTTGTTATCCTGCATTTGCTATCTATTTAATGAAAAATGGATTAGTTAGAAAATGGAAACAAGCAGGAGGCAAATTTATAAAACCGAAATTAGACAAATATAACAAACCTACAGACACATTTTTATTACATTTATTTGAATCTAGAGGTGACAAATAAGATGTCACTACAAGAAGCTATTTTAGAGTATTACGGCTATTTTCTTTTCAATAATGACTTAGCACAGTTTTTAAATCAAGAGAAAGGGTTTTCAGGTCTTACAGGTCAAGATATTTCAAATTTTATTCAAGTAAATTTTAAGGGGTAAAAATATTATGGAAAATACAAAAAACTTATTTCAACGTTTAGCAGAAGTTAGAAAAGAATGTAACTTTATAAAGAAGGAAAACGTAGGTTCTAATTTAAAATACAAAGCTGTTTCTAGTGATATGGTTCTTTCAGCTATTAATAATTCAATTAATACAAATGGTCTTTTCTTAATGACTGAAATAGTAAAAGAAACCTTGTCAAAAGAAGTTAAGAAAAATGATTTTAACAAAGAAGTTACTCATTGTACTTCTGAGTTAGAAATAAAATATACTTGGGTAAATATTGATAAACCAGAAGACCAAGTTAGTATTAAATGGTCTTGCAGTGCTGTAAATACTGATCCAGCTAAAGCTAACGGTGCGGCTCTTACTTATTCAGAAAAATATTTTATTCTCAAGTTTTTTAACATGGTATCTAGTGAAAACGAAAAATTAGATCCAGATTGTCAAGCAGTTCCAGATGAAAAGCCATCTAAACCAGTAAGTAAAATAGTAGAACCATCTAAAAAACAAGATTCTAAAGTTACTGATATTCAAAAACCATCTACCAAAGATAAAATTATTGCTATTCTTGACGACTTAATAAAAACACCTGACACATTTTTGGAAAGGGTTTCTGCTTTAGTAACTTCTTATGCTACCCAAAAAGATATTGATTTAAAAGCTTATGACTGGTTTAAAGCTCATTATGACTTTTTATGCTTTGAACACAAAATAGACATGAGTAAAAAGGTAGGTGCTTAATTATGGATATTAACTTTTTACTTGATAACTTTCCAAGCTTCTCAGAGTCAAAAGAGAATGAGTAAAAAATACTTTTAGATGCTCTTGAAACTTTCCCCGTTAAAGATTCTTATGACCAAATGTTTGATGACGTTGAAGGTGATAAAAAGCTTTTAGCTTACTTTAGCAAGAATTAATCTTACTAGTTAGCTTTCTAGCCAAAAAAGCTTATTTTAGTTATATGGAGTGAAAAAATGCCAATAGAAGTGCAAAGTTTTACAGTAGTTAATAGATATGATAGTGATATTGTTTTACATGATAGTAAAGATTACCCTGAGTTTGAGGGTAAATCTTGGAATGATTTCATTTTATTCTTGGTTAATAAAAAAGCTAATCTTTCAGAAGCTAATCTGTCAGGAGTTTATCTGTCAGAAGCTTATCTGTCAGAAGCTAATCTGTCAGGAGCTTATCTGTCAGAAGCTAATCTTTCAGAAGCTAAGCTTTACAAAGCTAATCTTTCAGGAGCTAATCTTTACAAAGCTAAGCTTTACAAAGCTAATCTTTACAAAGCTAATCTTTCAGAAGCTAATCTTTCAGGAGCTAATCTTTTAAATTCTGCAAGAAATAAAATAAAAGGAGTAAATTGCTTAGAATTTAATTTTGATAATTGTTTTGGTTTCCTTCTAGTAAAAAATCAAAAAACAGCACATTTACAAATCGGCTGTAAAAAACATAACTTAGAAGAATGGAAATTAGAATTTAATGAAAATAATGAATATATAGATAATTGTAATGATGAAGCCCATTATAATCTTCATAAAGAGAAATTCTTTAAATATTTACCGTTATTTGAAGAGTTTTTAAAAGAATATTAATCTTACTAGTTAGCTTTCTAGCCAAAAAAGCACAATATTATAAATTATGGAGTGAAAAAAGATGGAAAATATTATAAATTTATCAATTACATTAAATGTAAATGGGACAAAAGACATTGAAAAAGATGTTTATAAAATGAATTATGCAACTGATAAAATTATTTTTTTTGAAGAAAACTCAGATAAAAGAGTAAAAGTCAGTAAACATTTACTTGGTTTATGTTTTACCTCTTTTGGATATGAAAATATTTCATTAACTGGGAAAATTTGGTGTTATGAAAATGATTTAAAAGCTTATGAAGAGCTACTAGAAGCAAAATTAAAACAATTACTAGAAGAGCAAATTAATAGAACTACTCAATTAATGAAAGTTTTAGAACTTATTTAAGTCTATTAGTTAGCTTTCTAGCCAAAAAAGCACAATATTTTAGTTATATGGAGTGAAAAATTAATGAACGTAAAAACAATTAAGTATGAACAACTTAAAAACACTGGTAATTATGAACACAAAAAAATTACTATTGAAGTTGAACTTCTTCCAGAATCAGATCCTAATTTGGTAGTAGCTAAATTAGAAAAATGGACAAAAAATGCTTTAAATGGTAATTATCATGAAAGTCTTACAGAATTAGAAAAACCTCCTTTAACAAAACAAGAAGCTTGGAAAAATATTCAAACATCATTAAAACAATTTTTTAATGAATATGATGGAGATATACCACCTTTCTAAAAAGATAAAGGCTAGAACTTGGGTACGTCTAGCCTTTGCACATTCAAAAAAATCAGTAGTACCCAAAACAATTTATTATTTAATGTTCAAAAAGTAGGTTCATAATGTAAACAATTACCAAAATAGAAAAAACAACAAAATTATATTAAAAAAAGATTAGAGGTAAAAAAGTAAAATAATGAGTAATGAAATAAATTTGAGTACTAGTGTTAAATATCATCAGTTTTTGAATATTGATGATACTGTTGAGTTTTTGAAAAAAGAATGCAACTTAACTAAAGATGATGATTATGAGCATGATGAAGATAATAATATTCTTAATTTTTTTAATAATGATGAGGGTGATTATGAGCTAAAACTAGAAGAATATATTTTTTATATTAATAGTTCTCTTAATTATTTTTTTGAGTCTTTTCATAATAAATTTTATGCAGTTGAAAAAAAAGAGGCTCTTAAAATAATACCCAAATTACAAGAACTTGCTAAATGGGAAGAAAAAACTATTTTATCAAATAATTGTCCTTTGTCTATTTCGGGTAATATTTGTAAAGCTTTGGAGGGAAGAAGAATATAATGCCAATATCTAAAGAAAATAAATTAAAATACCCAAAGAATTGGAAACAAATTAGTTTAAATGTAAGAGCTAAAGCTGATAATAGATGTGAGTTTTGCGATATTAAAAATCATGCAATAGGCTATAGAACTAAAAAAGGTGAATTTATTGAATTAGAGCCAAGTCATCAAGCTGATATTGATGTACAAGAAAATAATTTAAAGCTTATAAAAATAGTTTTAACTGTAGCTCACTTAGATCATAATCCAGAAAATAATGAAGCTGAAAACTTAAAAGCTTTATGCCAAAAATGTCATTTGAATTATGATAAAAAACAACATTTGAAAACTAGGCAAAAAAATAAATTAAAAGGTCAATTATCTTTATTAGAGGTAAATTAATTAGGAGTAAATAAGTAAATAATGCCATTTTTAGACCCAAGACTTACCCAAACAGACCCGCAAAGTGAAAGCATAGAGCTTTCATACTATAAAAAGAAAGCTAACCGTTTAGAGCTTCAAATATCTAAACTGCAGCTAGAAAAATCAGAGTTAATTAATCAAATTATCAGAATGAAGTTAGAAAGGAATAAATAGAATGTTAAAAAGTACCACTGTAAATTTAGATAATAGTTACCTTAAGAATCTATCAATTAAGGATTTAAAAGGTTCAACACAGTTAAGCTATAATGGTTTTGTTATTGATATTAATAGTTTGATAACTAGTAATGAAATGATTATAAAAGTTGAGCGTATAACCTCAGTTTCTGTAATTGGTAAAATTATTTGTAATGGTAAATATAATAAAAAAGTAGGTGAAGTTATAGAAATTATGCAAAGTGAGATTACAGACGTTTTACAACCTACTAAAGTATTTTTACCAAGTTTGGAACAATTAGAAACTGAAAATAAAAAGCTTAAAGATGAAAACCTAAATTATAGAAGTAGAGGTAATAGCTTTTTAGATACTCTAATCAAAAAGATGGATACCATTAATAAATCAATAGGTAAAAAATAATGTATAGTAGATTCAGTGATAAAACATATAAAAAGTATGCTGTTTTTGTTGGTACTGAATATCAAGCATTAACCTGTTTAGAAATTGTTAGTGTTGATGAAAATAGCACTTTGCATTTTAGAGTTAAATGTAAATGTAAAAATGTTAGAGTAATTCCCTGTTCAATGTGGAAACGTGTAGGCTCATGCGGTTGTAGATTTACTAGGATAAAAGAAAAATCCAATGATACCTTATACTCAGTTATGAAAAGTATTAAAATAAAAAATAAATACTTAGGTTTTATTTGTGAAAGTTGGGAAGGTGAAAATGGATTTTTTAATTTTAAAAATGATATTCAAGAATTAATTGATAGGCTTCCACCAGAAGAAAAAGATTATAAATTCTATGTAAAAAGATTAGATGAAAGTAAAGCTTATCAAAAAGGAAACCTTTATTTAAAATTATTGACTACAAAAAAAAGATGATAACTTAAATGAGATAAAACCCAAAGTTAAGCTTCAAGCTAAAAGATTTATGCAAGAGTTAGAAAAAATTGTAAGTAAAGAGCCTAATTTACAAGCTAATAGAGTTATTAGAAGGTTATCATATATCTTTAAATGTGATGATATAGAAATAAAAAATTTTATGAAAGAATTAAGGAGTAAAAAAGATGGTTAGTTTTAGTTTTGAAATTTCTCTATTAAATGAAAAAGAAAATAGGGAATTAAGGGAATATATAAGAAGTTTAGAAAAAGATTTAAAAGAAGCTGAATCACTTCTAATTGAAAGTCAAGAGTTTTATAAAAATCATATTTCAGATTTACATTCTGAATACAAATTTAAGATTCAATTAAGAGATAAGAAAAAAGATGAGTTGGCAAAGGAAAATTTATTTTTAGATAATAAGCTACTAGACAAACAATCTGAAATAGCTAAACTAGAATTAAAGTTAGAAGAGCTTAAACAAAATAAAAATGAAGTTTTAGAGTTATATTCTCAGGAACAACAAAAAGTTATTGATTTAAAAGCAAGGGTTATTGATTTAGAAAGTTTAATAAAGGGTTTAAGTTAATGTCAAATCAAGAGTTATTTAATTTCTTTGTTTTTATTTTTACTTAAGGTGATTCTAAATAAAATTAGCTCCCTAGAAATAGAGAGCTTTTTTATTTAGAGCAAATGAAGGAAGGAAGAAACATTTTATTATAAATACTTTTGATATATAATTTACTTAATATTTATATTCTAAGGATTATAAAACAATGAAAGTATTAACTAAAATTACTGAGCTTGACAGTCAAGAACAAGCTTTTAGATGTCTATATGATTATTTTTTTAAGCTTGGATTATTCCATCGAATACAATTCCATAAACAAAAAAATGATTTACAGTTTATAGTAAGTCATAAACCGCCTGATAAATTACATGAAAGCATAAAAACTTTGATTGATGAAGGTAGGCCAAATCCAAAACAAAAAACTAAAGCTACGAAACAAACCTTTTTTTACAGACTCAAAGATGAAGCTTTAGACAAATTAGAACAAGCTGAAACCAATGAAGTAGTATTAATAATACCTCGTAAAGAACTAGAGGAAAAAATAAACTTACTTGAAACAGATTATAAAAATATTATTTTATTTTATTCAAACAAAAAAAGGTTAAAAGCTTATTTAGAAGAACATGCACAAAAGCATAGTTCTCAAATATTTAGAGAAAAAATAGAAGCTATTAATAAATTAATTGAAGTTATGGCTAGATAGCAAAAAAGAGCTAGAGAGTTAAGCTAGCTCTTTTCTACCTAAGAAGTACCAAAAGATGAAGGAAAAATATTATAACCCTTACAGGGTAAAGCTCTGTTTATAACTAATTCTTACCTAGTCACAAATAAGTTTAATCATATTCAAAGCTTATTTAGTTTCTACCGTCTTACAGACTTCTTTTAGCAAATGTCCATTTAATAAAAGAATGTAGATATATTTATATTACTTCTTTTTATTCTTTTTAGCAAGTGCTTTTTTATCCCTTCTCTCTTTTAACTTTTCTTGTACTTCTTTTAGTTTAGGTTCTGCCAAAGCTTTAAACAATGGATTAAGTATAAAACCTAAAATCATAGAATATTTAGACAAAGATTCATATTGAAATCTCATTAAAATATCGAATAATAAAACAGGAATTATTAACAATAATATTAGCTTTATTGAAATACTTTGTAAAAATTGTTTCATAATTCCCTTTCTTTACCATATATGCTTCCATACTCTACTTAAATATTTAGAAACATCTTGTAATGTTCCACCAGCCCAACCTGAAAACAAACCTATACAAAATTCATATATCAATGACAAAATAAAACTAATTAAGTTCATAAAAAATTTACCTCTTTAATTTTTTCTAACAATTTACAGCTATTTAGTTTTATTATAATACTTTTCATTAGTTATAGTTTAAAATTTAATATTAAGGATTAAATAATAGGATTCGATTAGTTGTAGGTTTTAGATCAATATGAACCCAATTTACTAAATTTTCCATTCTCATTATGTATTTAAAAGCATTATGATTTTTGTTTGCTAAAATAGTTTTTCTGACAGTTTCAGCATTTAAGCCAGCAATATCAAAATCAATAGCACAACTTATACCTTTTTCATTTGGTTTATGAGTAGAAAACTTTGCACCTATAGGACAATCCTTTGGTCTAAACCCTCTTAATGAAAATTGCCCCCCAATATGCCATGTATTGATAGTCATAGGTTTATTAAAAAACTCTCTAATTTTATCAGCAGTGATTAATAAATTAGGGTCTAATAAGCTTAAAGAGTTTTCACCATATTTATTAAAAACGTCAGGTGGTACAAATTCTTGAACTACAAAATGTTTAGGCTTATACATGGTTATACATTTTCCTCTATTGCTTTTATAATTTTTTCGTTAGTTTTTGGTAGAAATTGTTTCACTAAACTTGGTATTGTTTTATTTAGTATCAATTCATCAATATTTTCTGGAAAACCTTGAAAAACATCTACTATCTTATAAGCATCTTGTAGCACTTGGATAACTGTTTCTTCATCTTGATTAACTAGTGCTAAAATGCCATCTTGTACAAATTTTATTAATAATTCAGCTAAATTATTGTCTAGTTGTTCTAATCCTGTTTCCATTCTTTTTAATTCCTTATAATAAATTTCTAAAATCTATCGCTGCAAAAATATTCATATTTGTAGTTAATGGACTTACACATAATACAAATGTATCCATAGTACCAGCTATAGTAGAACCTAGTTTTAATGAGTTTCTAGGGCTTATAGTAATACTAGACTCTTGTTGTTGGAATCCACTTGCTACAGTATATCCACCTGTTACCGTATTTGCATTTGCTGTTATTCCTTTTGCACTTTGAATAGCTGTATTTGTAACATCACTATAAGTAAAAGTACCTGCTACTGTTGGATTTAATCTTAATTCCCAAAGAAAGTTATCATTAGTTACTGATAATATATTTAATTTTTCAATTAATACGTTTATATCTCTATGAGTAGTTTTTAATCTCATACCTAATAAAGCATAATATGTGCCTACACTTGAACAAGATATAACTGTTGTACCAGTGTTAATAGTTGAGCCTATGCCAATTGCGGGTACTTCGTTGTTAGTTCCTTCTGTGCTTACAGTGCTACATATTGGAGTAATACTACCCGAACCAGTAGTGCTTCTAATTATTGTCTGTATTGGTTGATTAGGACTCAACATCATTATTTTATCAGCAGTATTAGCATGTTTATAAGTATGAAACCAAATCACAGTATCATTAAAAGCAAAGCCAAATCTTACTCTAAAACCACCTAACCATAGGAAGTCTATAATAAAAATATTAAATTTACTAAAATCAATAGTTAAACCGCTTGCACCTGTGCCATCAAGTTTATCATCCCATGAATTTCTAGATATACTAACTGTATTAGTTCCATCTCTATCTATTTTTAGCTTATAAGTATTATCTGTTACGCCATCAGCTTCAAAGTATATCCCGTCGAAATTAGCTGTGTAAGGTGCTGAGGTTGAACATGAAAAATAACCATGTTGTTTTGTTACTCCTGTTTCTATTTGCATTCCTACAAGAGTACTATCAATTAATTGAGAATCCCCTGGAAAATATGGGCTAAAAACTTTTGAACGTCTTACCATATATTGTCCGCTTGTTACTGATAAAGTAACGCCCGCTGTTGTACTATCATAAGTACTTGTACCTGTTCCAGTTTCATCGAAAATAAGAGTGTTTTTATCTTTAAGTGTTTTGCCATCAAAAACAGGTGTTAAAGCTGATATTCTAAGTCTTTTTGCTGCGTCTAGTTGGTCTTTATTAATACTTACTTGCATTGTTTCTTCATCCCTTATTTCTCTAGTTCTTCCGTTTATAGGGTCAAGTACTAAAGCTCTTTCAAATTGTGCCAAAATTTAACCTCTTTCAATAGGATCTTGAATATCTAGTTTTATGCTAGTAGTACTTAGTGCTAGACCTATTTTTACTAAACAGTTTGGATAATCTGTAGGTATTACACTAGTTAATTTACCAGCAGTCGCAGTATCTAAATAATAGTAAGTATCAAAAGTAAAACCGCCTGTAGTATTAGCTATTGCGTCAACCTGTGTCGTATTATCAAAAGTAAAAATATTTGAATTTTGTATAGTAACTGTAGCATTATTTGCCACAGTGGTATTTGTTATCATTCCTAGCACTTTACTAGTATTTATACTATTAGCTTGTGCTTTATCTATATTATCTAAGCTAGAACTATATACTAAATTACCTTTAACTAAACTTCCTACATTTTCATTAGTTTTAGTTAACAAATTAGTAATTATACTTAAAGCATTAACCTCAGTTACTAAATTACTTATAGTTTCCTTAGCATTTTTATTAAAAACTTCCTGTAAAGAAAAGTTATTATTTACTAAATTACTAATATCACTTAAGTTATTATTTACTGTCATTTTAGATAGTTCTTACAAATTTAGCTGGATTAGATAAGTCGCCAGTTTCTATACATATTAAACAAACTTTACCATAATTAGCAGACATTACTAAATTACTAGAACTACCATCAACTTCATTACCATTTAAATCTATAGTTATATTATATGTATTACAATTACCTGACGCATCATAAAATAAAAATTCTGCACCTCTAGGGCAATCTTCAGGTAATGGTAAGTTTATTGTTATTGCACCGGGTGAAACTGCACTAGTTACTGCTAAAACCTGTTTAGTTTGACCTGTTGTATTTAAAGTAGTATTAGCTATAACATTTAAAACTGTATTATAAGTACTATTAACTCCTAATCCATAAGCTCTTAATGTTTCCAAGTTAGCTATTAAATTAGGTAACATATTTAAAACATCAGCTAAAGTAGTTAAACTTTGGTTAGTTGGAAATAAATCACCTGAATTAACAATACCCATTAGTTACCAACTCCTTTAAATGTCATTACATTACCTGTTATATTCATAGAACTAGATTTATATTTTTGCCATAACTCATTATATATCATAGTTCCTGTATTTGCTGAGCTTGTACCATTTTTAATTAAAACTCTTTGACCTATCATTTGATGAACTGTAGATCCAACACTTGGTAAGCTTGGCAAGCTTGGAGTAAAAGTAACATTATTACTAGTTATATTTGTAATTTTTACTTGTTTAAAACCTTGACCTGCTCCTAAATCAATTTCTATTAAATCACCAATACTTAAAGCAGTTACAGCACTTAATTCTAATTCTGTTAAGCTAGTAGCTGTAACTACTGTAAAACTTTGACAATTAGCAATACTAGAACCTATATCATAATTAATAGTAATAACTTCATTTAATCTAGTAGGAGTTACAGCTACACGCCCTATTTCATGTTTAGTACTAATATCATTTGATAAATCACTAAATAAATCTTTTTCAAGAAAAAAAGCTACATGAGTTATTTCACTTAAAATAGTATCCAATTTATCATATAACCATACTTTATTTAATCCCATTTTATTTATTATTCCCTTATAATCCAAATAAAGCACTTTCAGCCTTAGCTTGTACTTCTGTTAAATAAACATTTGGTAATATTTCTAATCTTTTTAAAATAGCATCAGCATTTAAACTACCAATAGTAGGATAACCCATAACTGTCCAGTCAAAGTCATTTTTAAAATCTACAACACTTGATAAAGGTATAGAATATGTCTCAGTTCTTACTGTATAAGCTGGGGTTGTTTGATTTATTACAAAAGTAAATAAATCATTATCAGCATCTATACTTATAATTAATGAATAATCAGTATTAGCACTAAATACCGCACTATTTGTATCAACTGCATAATATAGCCTAAAACTACCTGACGTTTGATTAGTAAAAATAATAAATGATAATTTACCATCAATAACATCAAGTAATAAAGCACTATCACCTAAAGGATTACGTTGTCTAGTTAAAATAACTTGATCGGCTGAACTCGGCTTTATTTGATTAAAATTAAGTAACATTTTAAATGTTACCTTGGTAGAATAATCTAAATCAGAATTACTTAAAATAGTGGCATATTTTGTACCACTATCAAAATTAACTTCATAATGTCCATAGCTTGATGGTGATATAGTAGGAGTACCACTAATAACCATAACTTGATTAGTATTTATTTTATCATCAGTAGAAATATTGCTACCTTCTGAAAAGTTCCAATAACCGCCTACTGTATAAGATAAATAGGTATAATCAATAGCACCGGGAGGGGCTGACTCAATACCTGCAAAGCTACTAATAGTAAAAGCTAATTTTATATTAGTTGCTTGTTTTTTATTCTCAGCAATTTGAGTAGTTTCGTTAATTTTTGCTTTATTTTTATTTTTCAATCTAGCTAAAAGTTTTACTAAATCATCAGTATAGTTTGATAAAGTTACTTTTTGTTCTATATGTGGATAACCTACTTTTTGACCGTATGGCAATTTATAATTAGGTTCAACACTTGTTATAGTAAATGTTTCTAATCCATCGGTAAAATTAGTTATATTAACTGGTATTTTCCAATTAAGCTTTGCAACTGTTGGTCTATAAGTAGTTAAAGTAATAGTTTTTTTTGGTACTAAAAACTTATCTAACTCATTTTTTACTAGTGCTAATTCTTCAACTGTTAAAGGAAAGTCTATATTTTCTTCTAATAATCCAAAATCATATCTATCAATAGAATCTTGGTAAATATACTCTTGTTTAGTATCTCTAAGAGCTTTATAGTAAATTACTATCTTATCACTTGGATTAGGTATAGCTCTTGAAGAAAATTTAATATAGCAATCTTCATTGTATTTAATATGTTTTATAACATAAACATCTACTGGATATCCTGTAGTTTGGTCTAAACCTTCTTTAACAATATCAAAACTATTTATTAATTCAAATTGGTTATTAACTGCTAATGAAGCTATAGCACTTGATAGAGTTAAAATACCACTGTTTATAGTAAATGTTCTTATATATTCTGTTCCTGTAGCATCAGTTATTAAACATACTAATTGACCATTTAAACCATTATCATTTAATTTTACTTTATAATAATTTTCTATTTTATCAGCAGAGCTAGCACTAATTTTAAATTGAGTGGTTGAATTAACAACTTCTATATTGCTTAAAATATGTCTAGCAACATAAACAATATCAAAAGCTTTACCAACTGAAAAAGTATCTTGATTATTTTTTTGTATAAATTCTTTTCTTGTTAGGTTATCATTACTATCTGAAAGTAAACCTTTTAAAATCTGATAGTTTTTTATAGTTTCCATATCAGTATCAAAAGATATATCTTTATCAGCTATTAAATAAGTTTTTTCTTGGTTAGTTTCATTGTAATTAGTGTTTTTAACAATACCATTAAAAATAGTACTGTCATTAATCCCTACATTCCAATCATCACTAACTGCCGTATATATTCCCATAATTCTATTTTACCAAATTAATATTGTAGAGACTACATTTAATATGTTAGTTGGTTCAGGTTCTACAAATGATAATACTTTCCATTGTAAACCAACTTCATCAAGTAACTGATTTAAAATATCAATTATAGTACCCTCAGCAACAAAAGAAGGTATATTAATATCATCACTTTCAAGAATGTATTTATTAACAGTTTCACTATTAATAACACCGCCTAAACCTTTAGTATTATTAGTTAAAATCAAATCTAGTAAAGTAGATAAACTTTGATTTAATAATGGTTGCTCTTGTTTAAAATAATACTTACTAAAATTTCTTTGTTCAATAGTTATATCAAATTCCCAACCTTTAGGAATTGGAGTGGCTCCGCTAAAATTCCAAGTTTTAATTGTAGAATTAATTCTTAAGATTTTACCATAGCAGTTACCATTACCTAAAATTTCAGTTTTACTGTTATCAGTAGTAATACAAATATCATCTCCTACTTTTGGAATAATATAATTATTATCAAAATCTTTAGGACTTATTAATTTAAAACTAGATTGAGCAAATGAGCTTTTATCATTCTCTGAAAAACTAGGTAAACTATCACTCGCTACAAATCTACCAACGTCTAACCAAATATCACTACCAAAAGCTTTATAGAAAATATGTATATCAATATCAGCAGTATATAGCATTATTTTGACCTTCTGATATTATTTTCAAAGTTTCTAAATTCACGACTTACAGTACTTGCAACTAACTCAGCATCAGCTAGGTTTGTGCCTTGGATATGAATACCACCCATGTTAATTATAGTACTAGAATTATTAATAGGGTTGCCAGTTGTCTTAATAATGTAATCGTACATTTTAACCATTTGAGGATAATTAAAAGCCGCCTCAGCTCCAGCTTCACCAAAAATACTAGGTTTATTAGCAACACCACCATCTTTAAACTGGTCAAATTGTGGTATAAGATAACTAACACCTCTTTCTTGAACAATACTTTTTAGTGTTGGTAAGTCATAATAAAAGTACTTATCATAATAATATTGCTCTGTATGTGTAGGGTCATTTTGAGCTAAATATTTTATTAATAAAGCTTTTCTTTGGTCTGTATCCAAAGAGCTTAAAGTATATGATGGGATTGTTACATTTGAACTAGTTAAGCTAGTTCCTGAGTTTGTAGGAGTTGAACTAGTAGTATTAGTAGTACTTGGATAATTAGAGGTTGTATAAGCACTAGGATAACTTGAATTAGTAGGACTAGAACCTAGATATTTTTGAGCTTCTGTTTTATTTTGAAATAAATTATTAGCTGCCTGTATTACTTCTGATTGTGCCTGTAAATCATTACTTAGCAAACCATTTTTAACACCAGCTAGCCACTCTCTTGAAGCTTCAACAAAAGCAGTTTTATAAACATTTGCACTATCTAAATACAATTTGTTTAGATTGTTTATTTGTTCCTGTTCTAAATCATAAGCAGTATCTAATTCTTTTTGTTTAATATCTAATCTTTTATTAGCTAGTTTTTCTTCTTCATCTATTTTATCTTTTTCTTTATCTGTTGAGTATTCATAATAATCTTTTTGATATTTATTTAAAGTTTCTTGGATAGCTACTCTTTTATTAGGGTCTGTTTCCAAGTTTAATAAATTTTGATAGTAAGAAAAAGCTTCCAAAGCGTTTTGGGTAAGTTGCTTATTTCTTTCATCAACCGTCATAGATGTAGTTTCAAAATCATTTAAAACGGCATTTCTAACAGTTTCAAACCCTTTAAATTGTTTCTCTAGTCCATCAGCATCTAAGATTTTTATATTACCTTTTGATGCTTCCTCTTCATTCATTGTATAGAAACTAGCTGTTAATATACTTTTCTTTTTAGCTAAATCAGCAGTAAAAGCATTATATAACTTTTCTTTTCTAGCTTGGTCTAACTCTCTATTTTCTTGTAACTTTAATCTTTCATCTTGAGCCTTTTTAATAATATCAGTTTCTTTGTCAACTTCTTGTTGAAGCTTTTTCCTTTTATCTCCATAAACCTTATCAATTATTTTAAGCTCTTCTTTATAATTTTTCTCATTAATATCTTGAATCTTTTTCCTAGATTCTTTATAGATTTTTGCAAGTTTATTTTCATGTTCAATAGTTGCTGCGTCAACTTTGGTTTTTCTTTGTTCTTCTGTTAAATCTAAATTGCTTATTTGATTATCTTTTGCTGTAGTTTCTAATGCGAGTAAAGCTAAAGTTTTATCTAAGCTATCTTCTTGAGCTTCTATTTTAGCTCTTTCTAATTCCATATATAAATCAAAGTTTAATTGGTTTTGTGCGTTATATTCTTTATCTGCTGCTAACTGTTTTTGTAGTATTAATATTTGTTCTTTTTGAAAATATTCCATTTCATTAATTAAACCAGCTTGATATTCGTCCCAAAGAGCTTTTTCTTTTTCAATATAATCTTGTGTTAAAGCTTCCATTCTTGTATATGTAGTATCTATAGATGAAAGCTTTAATTTTTGATATTCTACTTGTAAATTATAAAGGTTTTTTTCAGCTTCTTTTTGTTGTAATAGTTTTGTATGTAAGTATTCTAGCTCTATAAGATTTAGTCTAGCATTGTGTTCCTCAACATCTAAAGATTGTCTATTTAAACTTTCTATTTGTTGAGCTTTTTCACTTTCTAAAGTTGCATTTCTATTGTTTACAAATTTGTTATGAAAATCTAATCTTTTCTTTAATGTTTCATATTCTAAATCTAACATAGTCTTATTTTTAGCTTTTGTTTTTTCTGAATCAGTAACACCTAAAAAATCAGTAACTTGTCTAGTAAGTTTTGATAGCATTTCACCAAAGCCGGGAATAGCTTTCATATTATCGCTTATACTTTCATTCATTCCTTTTAAGCTTGTTTGAGCTTCTTTGGAGTTAATAGAATTGTTAGCTAAAATATTATTTAATTGTTTTACTTTTTCAGAAAATAAAGTAGTATTTTCTATATTAGTTATTAGACTATTACCTATTTGTTGTAAAACTATTGGGGCTACTGCTGATAAAGTTTTAAATTCATTATCTAAATCAGAAACACTAAAACCGACATCAGCATCTTTTAAAGATTCAATATTAGGCAAAGCTGATAAAGTAGAATATAAATCCACTGCTTGTTTATTTGACTTACCTATTATTGATAATAAAGAACCAAAAGTACTTACTAAACCATTATTAGAATTAATAAGACTATTACCAAAAGTTTCAATCTCATTTAAAGCTTTACTATATAATGAAATTAATTCATTAATACCATTTTTTTCTAATTCTATTCTTTTTGAATTAGTATTAATTATAGATTTAGTTATTTCATCATTAATATTAAACTCTAAATCTTTTTTAGATTCACCAAATTTATATAAATTAGCTAATACTTCTTTATAAGCTTTACTTTGAATTCCTTGATACTCAGCTTGTCCACTTTCTTCTAATTCTTTTTTCTTTTTTTCTGATAAAAATATTTGACCTTCAATAAGAAATAATCTAGCTTTATTAGCTTGCATTGTAGTAATAGATTTTTCTTTTTCATATCTATTAATTAAATCAATTTCTTTTTGATAATAATTTTTTTTATTTTCTAATATTTGTTCTTCTTCTAATTCTTGTTTATCAAGTCTAGCTTGGTTAATTTTTTCTTGTGTTTTATCTCTTAATTTTTTAACTTCATTAACTTGAGCATTGGTAGTTAATTTAGTTTTACTTTTACCATTTAGAATATCATTTAATTCTTTATAATATTTTTCATTGGTTTTTATACTATCACTAAGCCTTTTATATTCAACTTCTTTTAATAATTTAGCTTTTGTTTTAGCTGCATCAACTTCTTTTTCATGTGTTGTTTTAATTAATTTAATAGCATCATCAGCATCTAATTTCCTATTTTGTTTTTTTAAATCTGATATTTCTTTTTGTTCTGTTTTTGAAGCTAAATCAGCTGTTTCATAAGCTGGAATCTTACCAAACAATTTAGAAATTTCTTTGGCTTTATTAGCGTAATTTTCAGCCTGTTTTATTTTACCATCGTAAATTTTACCTTCACTAACTAAACCATACATAAGAAAATTATTAGCTTGCTGTTTTGACATATCAGCATCATTAGTTATTTTAGCTATTGTTTTTAAATGACCTTCTGTTTTTTTAATTATGTTATCCCATTTTTCCTCTATTTTCTTTAAAGCTTCAGCATCAGCTTTTTTAATCTCATTAGCTTTCTTTTCCTCTGCGTCTTTTCTAGCCTTTTCTAACTCATCCTCTAATTTTATTTCAGCTTGTTTTCTAGCTTCGTTTAATTTATTAATTAAATCTAAAACCTCGCTATATTTTTCTGGATTAGATTTTAATTGTTGAGATGTTAAAGAGTTTTCTAGTATAGATTTTTCTTTATCAAACTTTTCAGCTAATTGTTTTCTTTTAAAATCTTCTTGCGATAGTAAAGCCTCATCAATAGTTTTCTTAATATTTGCTTTATTAGTTTCTAATTCTTTAAAAGCTTCTATTTGTTTATCAGCTTCTTCTTTATCTAGTTTCTCTTTTGTTTCTTTTGTTTCTTTATATTGTTTAATACCTTCCATCTCAACATCATATTTTTCTTTAAACTTGCTTTTCATTTGAGGACTATCACTATCAAGTTCTGACATTTTATAACTTAAAGCTAGTTTTTTTCTATCCTCTAAACTTAAATTACCTTGTTGTATACGTTTTTTTTCTAATTCTATAATTTCTTTTAAATTTTCTGTATATGTTTTTTGGTTCTCTATAGTTTCAATAGCATTTTGATTTACACTATCCCAATATTCACGATACAAAACACTAAGAGAAGGCAACAAAAGAGCTATTGCTGCTAATGCAGCATATAAAGCTAATATCCAAGGATTCATTAAAGCAACACTTGCACCGAAATATAAAAATGAAACTGTTAAAGAATTAACACCAGCAACAAGAGCCGCCCATGTAATAGGTTGAAATAAAAGACTACCTTGTAATAACTTACTAGCAAAATTTAAACTCATAAAAGCAAAAACCAATGAACCTATAGCAACAGTTAAAGCTCCAACATATACACCAACTTGAACAAGTCCATTAACTACATTTTTTCTAGCATCTGATAAATCATTAAAACTAGCAACCAAACCATTTAAACCATTTATAATAGGTTTAAGTCCATCTTGGAAAGCTTGCCCTATACCTTGCATAGCAATTTCCCAAGTTACTTTTAATCTATTTACAACTTGGTCAAAACTTTGTCTTTGTTGTTCTGCTGCCATCTCAACATTATTATTAACATTGTGTAGCATTTCATTATAGTACTGTTCAAATAAAGCACCCTCATCTTTAGCTAATTTAAAGAAACCTTTCACAGCTCGAATATTACCAAAGATTTTACCTATTAAATCTTCATCAGCTTTACTTGCTATTTCTGAAATTACCTGAGCAAAGTTTTTACCTTCAAAAGCAGTCGAGCTTAAATTAATACCTAATTCTTTTGCGTAGCTAGCAGCCTCTTTACTAGGGTCTAAGAATGTTTTTAATACTGAGTTTATAGCTGTTGTTGTTTCAGCAGCATTTAAACCTTGTCGTGTCATAGCAACATAAGCTGCTGTTATATTTTCAAGGTTTAATTTTAATTCAGGTGCTATAGTTACAGCTTGACCGATATATCTTGTTAATTGTGGCATGGTAATAATACCATCTTGAACGGTTTTCAAGAATATATTGTTAATTCTTGAAGCATCACCAACATTTAAACCATAGGCATGAATAACACTAACTAAAGCATCTAAAACGGTCTTACTATCAGTTAAACCTGCTAAAGCTCCCCTATCAGCTTCACTTACCAAAGTTAAAGCATCAGCTAACTTAAAACCTGCTGAATATGCTTGATATAAAGTATCTGATAAACTCACCAAACCACTATATTGATTAGTCTTTGCAATATCTATAATAGCTTTACCTAACATTTTAAAGTTATCAGTACTTTCTAATGCTATAGACTGCATATTATACATATTTTTTTCAAACTCACGGGAAAAAGCTATAAAAGGATTATCAGTGACAATAGAACTTATAGTAGCAAAAAAAGCATTGATAGCATTTTTAAATCCATGTACTAAGCTATTTATTTCAGCTATAACTTGTCTTTGTTCTGATATACTAGCTTTGTAATCTTTTTCAGGCTGTGCCGCTTTCTTTTCAGCTTCTTTAATTTCCTGAATAGCTTTTTTATCAGCTTCAATTTTTTCTTTTCTAGCTTTATCATCTAATTCTTTTTTAGCTTCAATTTGTTTCTTTTGAGCTTGTAATATATCAGCTTCAAGTTTTTTTGATAATTCAGTTTGTTCTTTTTTAGCTTTTTCATTTAAAACTTTTAACTCATTAGCTAGTTTAACTTCTAATAATTTTTGTTCATTTAATCTTTTTTCCTCTAACTGTTTTTTATCAATAGAATCTTGAATACTAGCTTTTTTTAAATCTAAAGCTAAAGTTTTTTGAAATTGAGCTATTTCAGCTTTTTGTTTTTTTTCTAACTCTTTTAATTCTTCTTTAGCTTTTCTATCAAGTTCTTTTAACTCTTTATCAGCAAGTTTCTTGGCTTCATTAACTTCTTTATTAAATTTCTTTTCAGCTTCTTTTGCTTCTAATAAAAGTTTTTTTTCTAGTTCCTTAGCTTCCTTATCAGCTTTCTTTTTTTCCTCAGCTAACTTTTTATTTTCTGCTTTTTCGAGTTCTTTATTTTCTTTTATAGCTTTCTTTTCTGCTTCTTTTGTTTCCTTATCAGCTTTTATAGTAGCTTCTTTTGTTTCCTGAATAGCAGCTTTAGGAGTAACTATTTTCACATTTATAACATCTGAAAAAACAGTTTTTAAACCTTTTGCTAAGTTGTTTAAATCACTAGCAAATTTAGTTAGTTCCTGTCTAGCTTGGTTAGTATCAGCTTTTACTTGTAGTAATACGTCAGCTAATGCCATTATTTTATTAACCTTCTATCTCATCAATTATAATTGTTTCAGGTTCAATATCAGGGCTTGCAAGAGTTAATGATTTTAATTTCTTTTTTGGTTTGCTAGCTTTTATAGTTTCAATTTCTCCATTAGCTTTTTTACTAAGTAATGCTAAACCTACTAGCTTATTTTCAGCTTGGATAAATTGAACATCTAAATAATTTTCTTTAGCAAAAAGATTCACAAAGTTTTTACTAAACATATTAGTATTAACAAATTGACCTCTACCTTGTAAATCAACTGGTTTATCTAATCTATCCTTAGTGTTTTCCCTAAAATAGGTTAAAACTAAATAATATTTGTAATTCTCAAAATCTGAGGTTTTACAATTATTGTCAATGTTCATAGGTTCATTGTTAACAATATTATTAACTTGTTCCATTAAATCATTTAATTTTAAGCTATTTATCGCTTGACTTGTTAGTGATATGTTCATATAAATCTACTCCAAAATATATTTTTTCCATTTCTGATTGTGACAACATTTGACTATAAGCATTTTTAACTGTGCCATCTTCTGACTTTTCAGCTTTATACTCAATCTCTCTAAGTTGGTCATTAAACCAATTAGACGCAGCCTCAAAATAATTTCTATCTTTTAGAAACAACCAAATTAATAATAACTCAGTTATTTCTAAATTGTCTAAGTATTCTCTTGAATAACCTTCTTTTTGCAAAGGTATTAAAATATTATTCTCTAAATAACTTAAAGAATAAATATCGAATTTTATTCCTCTACTATAGAGGTTGTAAGTTCGTTCTCGGTATTTAATTTCTCTTTTGTCATAAAATTGAAAGAAGGTAATAGTTTTACTATCCATCTTACTACTTTCATAATAAAAAAAGCTTCCCTAGCCTTACTTTGACTAGAAGTGAAAAGTCTAATTGATAATTCAACTAATACATCTACATTTGTTTCTAATAATCTTAATTTAGATTGTCCAGTTGCCAACTCTAATATTGATAAAAACTCATCAAATATTGGTAATACATTTTCGTTTTCATCAAAACAATTTTCATTAAAAAATGACAAAAGTTTAACAGGAATATTATTAATTTTTTTGGTTAAAGCTTCAATTTGTGTTAAAACTAGCTCATGAAAACTTCTATCATTTTCCGATACTAATTCTTTTTGTTCAGGTGATAATACTTTAAATGCTAAAGCTTTGTCTTTTTGTTCTTTTGAAAATTGACCTTCTGTTATTGATAAAAACTCTTTAATCTCATCAAAAGTTACTCCTAAGTTTGGAGCTATTTTAATCAAAAATTTAATTAGTCTATTTAGTGTTTTTGGCTTAAGCCTAATCTTGATATTTAAAACCTCTTCTGGTTCTATTGGTATTATTTCCAATTCATTACTCATTATTTATTGTTTCCTTAATTTGCTTGCTTTGCTTATAAAATAAAAAGACTAGAGCCTAAAAACTCTAGTCTAAAATGAAAGATAACTAAAACTTATGCAGTTTTATAAATTACTGTTTTTTCATAGTATTTGTATTCGTAAATACCAGCAGTTGCAGTTTCCACAGGTTCACCAAGAATAGATAATAAGAATCCATACTCAGCAGGTGACTTACCGTCTTTATTCTTTTGACCGTCTATATTCTTTCTCATAGCATCGTTAAAATGTGTAATTTCAACTGATTCATTTGAATTAATATGTTTAACTACTCTATATTGGAAATCATCGCTAAGACTGCAACCTTCTGCACTGTAAACAATCTTTTCTACCACTCTAACAACTGCCGCATCTAAAGGTAATTGACTTAAAACATCTTCTAAGTAAATTATTTTATTAGTTGCATCTACTGATTTAATTGTTACAAACTCTTCTCTAGCAGTATAACCAGTACCGCCACCAGTTACAATACCAATAGTTTGACCAGCTAAGAAACCAGTTACAGCAGCAATCACTACACTCCTATGTGTAGCTGCTGCTGGGGTTTCATCTATAGTCGTTGTTATTGGAACTGCTGGTTCACTTACTGTTGCTACTGTACCAGTTGCTAAAAGCTTTCCAAGATGAGTGGCATTCATATAAGTAATCTGTGCTGTGCCTTTTCTACCTATTTGATTTTCACTAAGTACTTTACCAATAGCTCCAACCTCAGTAGTATAGCTTTCATAACCTTCTGTTACATCTACACCACTGGTTAAAATCCCTAAATCATACCAACCAAGAGTACCTACTTTTGTGACGTTTGCGTCAGTTCTAGCTGCCGCTTGTATCATCATAGCACCCATTTCGTTGTTTATACCTCTAAGTGCTAAAAACTCATTTCTAGGTGCGCAAGTATATGCTACCTTTGTTGAATCAACTGCCATTTTAAAAACCTCCTAAATATATATATTTTT